ATTAAAAAGATTTGACTTTGGCAAATTATTACAGCTACCAAATCTAATGGGCTTGGACGATTTCCAAGATTTTCCAATTTTATTTTCATTACTTTTATCCGGTAATGATTCTTCATTGATACTACCAGAACCTCTTACACTAAATCCGCTCTTCCCGGACTGTTTTAATACTAACATATATTGATATCCAATGTAATCATCTCCTATATAAATATCTCTACCCCAGTTAGGTTTTGGAACAAATACATGATAAGGTTTAAAAATATCTGGATATTTTTCATATATTTGTAATATTGAATCTCGTAGTTTCCATTCTTGATTAAATGGCTCCCATCTTACATATAATCCATTGTTTGTTATTAATAATCCATTATCATCTACACTTATACAATTTTGAATAAATTTCTTTTTCTGTTTTTCACTTAATGAATTATATATTTTTTCCAAATCATCCGTCTGATGTGGATTTAAATAATGTAGTATATCGAACATAAAATCATGTGCTTCATTATAATCATCCATATGAACAGCATGTTTTCTTGCTATGTCCAATATACATGTAACAGATCCTTCAATCATACACATCGGAATTGCTCTATTTAACAATGCCAAAGGATTCGTTATCAGATCAACAGTTTCTCTATTACCATCAGGATGAACAACACCATATCTATCTTTATAATATTTTCTAGTAAGAAATGGCATTTCTGAATCAGGTAATACTTTTGAAATCACGGTTTTATTTCCATACCTTCCAACTATTTTTCTACCAACACTAAGACTTTCTCGTTTTCTAATTAATATTTCAACCATTATTGAATTAGAAAAAATATTATCGTTATATGCCCACTGTGCATCAGTATCTAAATAATTCATTGCTTTTCTTTTCCATCTATAAATTTCAGATGAAATACTTTTACTACCAGATTTTATTATATTATTACAAACTTTAATTCATTGCTTTTCTTTTCCATCTATAAATTTCAGATGAAATACTTTTACTACCAGATTTTATTATATTATTACAAACTTTATAAACTTTTGTATAGAACCAACGTGCATCATTATAATATTGAACTAGTTGTTTAGTTACTTTATTAGATGTAAGATTTGGATTATTAACATAAACATCAATATCAATTACTTCACCTTCACCATAATATATTTGATCCGATTGGCTATTGATAGTTTGTAATGAAATATCTCGTAAGTCGGAAAACATTCTAACTTCTCCAACGGTACGAGTAGCAGCTAATATACCATTATCAATAACATCTCCAATATTGGGTAGTCCTTGATGATTATCTTTATCACCATAAAGATTAAGTAAAATAGTATTGTTATTGATTGGAATTGTTTTTAGAGATACATTATTTACAACCATTTTCTTTGCAAATGATTCTGAAATAATTATTGCGTCATCCTGCACTCCAGGATGAACGCCATATAATATTCTACCATTTACTCCTGTACCAATATTTTCACTATCATCATATGATGTTGAAGAACATAACATAGTTCCTTTTGGAATTTTCTCACCTTTTTCTAATTGATCAATTACATCAGTTTTATATTCAAATCCAAAATTCTCAGTTAAATTCTCCACAGATTTTCTTTCAACAACAATAAATGAATCATCATCTAGGCAATGTAGAAAATATAATGCCATATTACATTTCCCTTTTAACAATTCTTCATATTTTTTACAAATATCATACACAACATAATTCTTTTTTGTTTTCGTATGAAATGATGAATACTCTCCAGTAATATTTTCTTTTCCATCATAAATGAATGGAAATTCGGGATTAGTTACTGTTAATGCTTGAGAACGATGTTTAACATTCATAGTACTTCTTGTTGTACTAGAAGCTCCAACAAAATCTCCTTGGCCAAGTAGTGATAACTTTTTGACGCCTTGCAATTCTTCTGTCTTCTTTTGTAGCTCTTGAATAAGATTATATTTTTCTCTCATTATTATAAAATAACCCACCTTTTTGAAATAAAATAAACAACAGTATTGTTTATTATGTTATACTTAGAATATATAATTAAAAAACAAAATATATTATAGAGAAGCTTTTAAAGCTTCTCTATAATATTATATGTTCAATTAATAATTTCCACCACTATCTCCAGCCATATTATTCCACTTTGCCGTTTCAACATTTTTCTGAGCAGCTTTTTCAACATCAATATGTCCCGCTGATTTGTAATTGCGTGCATCATACGTTCCGCTGATTTGTGGAGTAGGAGCATTAACTGATGTAAATATTGGTCTTGTACTACGTCCAACAACACCACTGGATGAATCAAGAGGAATTTCTCCAAGTGATTTGTTAAAGATTGGCTGCGTTGCAGTATTAACTCCTGATGCGTAAATTGCATCACCAAGCTCAGGATTAAAGTTCAATGAATTACTGACTATCAAATATTGTTTTAATAAGTCATTTGCAATTGCATTTACTATAACTGAACGATATGGAACAACATTCCATCGAATTGAATATACTACGTTATCATGTGTTCCAAAGTCTTGGTTATCAAATATTTTTGCCTGATCTATTGATCTAGGATAAACATCTGCAAGTAAAACAGCTCGTTCAACTTGAGATCCAGATCTATCAGTTACAATATGAATTAATTCACACGTATGTTGGGATTCATTGAATTCATATGCATCGGTATCAGATGAGTTATACTGATAAAGTCGGACGGGATTGCCGTTGTTGTCAGTTCCACCTGAGATTAATCCACCATAGTGAGAAAGTCCACTATTTTCATCTCCAATCGCATTCATCCAACCATCAATAACAGTTAAAATTGGAGATCCATTCATTTCGTAAAGATCAGTTGTAATTTCTGTAGTACCATCTTTAGTAACTGTTGGCGTATTGAATTGTCTTCCGGCAAATCCACCCTGAATAGGTGTTGATGCATTGTCAATTGTTTTTTCTCCAAATCCTGAGATACTTTTGCACATATATTCCATCATATGTTTAAATTGCATAAATGTTGATTTTGAAGAATACATATCATTTGGCCCAGATGCAAACATACGAGCAATTACAAATGGTACACGAACCATGAATAATCTTGTGAAACTATTCATTAGTGGTGAATAGTTTGATAAGGCATGATGCGTTGCATTTACTCCACCAACAAACATTGAATATTTCGTAAAGTCAGAAGGATTAAATTGTCTAGCACCAGTCTGACTTGTAATAACACCATTAATAGCCATATTTATTCACCTCCTAAGAATTAGTATTCAGGTCTATTGATATTGATTTCAAGAATAATTCTCTTAACAATATCACGGAATGCTACGTCAACATAGCAGTGCATAATCATACGTTCTTGTTCCCATTCATTAGCTTCAAATCTAATGTCGAGATCCTGAACTAATGTACCAATCCAAGGACGGAAATATTGCATCTGTACATCAGTATATCCTTTACGTGCTTCTGGTTCATTCCAATCATATAAGTAACCTCTGCAAGCTTTTTCAAGTTTCTTTTTAAGAGCATTAAGTACACGAATGTTATTTTCTTCCAATAAAGCAGAAGCATCTTTTTGTCTAGTATTCTGAGTAGCACGCTGTACGTGACGACCTTCATCAGAAGTTAAATAATAATTAACTCTATTGTCTTTAAATAAGAATTCTTTTACATCCCAATTTATAAGATCAATATCTGGACGGAATGAGTCTCTAATCATGTTACCAGTAACAGTAAGATTTGCATTTCTTTGAAGTGCTGTAAGTTCTGCATATGCACCTGTAAATGGTTTTTCTAATCCATATGTCATGATATGATTTACAAGATTTGATGCAATGAAATATGTGGCGGTAACTTTAATACGTTTCCCAGATACTGGATCAAAAATTTCATATGAGCCAAGATCTACAGATGTTGAACGTCCTGTAAAATCTTTCAACATATTAAGCATATCAAGAAGTTCAAAGTTTACATCAATATTCTTTGTTTCAACAAGACCACAATCAAGATGGAGTAAACAACCGGCACCTTGTTCTGGATTGATGATCATACCATTTTTATTACGGAATTCATTAAGATTCCACATTGCTTCTTTAACATTAAGATCTGACATTTTAAGAAGCTCATTCTTCTTACGAAGAATTGTTAATTCGTTTAAGTTTTCATCTGTTAATACAGACGAATATCCATAAACTTTTGCAACAGAAGTATCAAATCCTAAATTATCTTCTTTTGTCATATTATAGTTAGCATCGAAAATAAAATCAAGATCTATACGTGCAGGAGAAAGAATTTTTTTATCCTTTTCTCCATGGAAAGCTTTTACATATTCTCTAGCTAATAAGAGTTTCATTTCTGATTCTGTTGGAGCACGTTTTACTCCATTGACTGAAACTTCTTCGAAATCGCCATCTGATCCACCAACAAATTGAATACCTGTTGAAGATGCTAAATCTACACCATCATATTGATCAGCATCGATTGCAACTTCCACACCATCATCATATGTGATCGTACCATCATCGGCAACATTAATTACCGTATATAAATAACGATATCCATCATTCAATGGATCAGCCAATACTAATACAGTATTACCAACTTTGGCAGTTCCCCAATCATTGGTTGAAAGAGGTTTTCTACTAGGAACTTGAACATCAGGTTCAACATAAGGTCCATCTGCAGAAACTGTATAATTTCTATAGTAAGGAATTATTTCACCTGATCTGGTGAGATACTGATATCCAAATAATGGATCGAATGTATCAGGTACAATACTCTTAGCAATTTCTAACTCTTCAGCTTCTTCTTCAGTCATTTCAGCAGCTGTTAAATAAGCTTCATTCGTAGTGACCACTTCTTGATACTTAGCAAAAATTGCATCAAAAGTATCTTCAAATGAATGAATGAATACAGGACAACTACCAGTAGAGAATTGATCAAGCACATCGGAAATTAATGTTGACATCTCATAACGAGTTGTCTGATATAATGATCCCGAGAATATATTTGTAACAACAGATGTATCATCATTATTAATTAATGAGAATTTATACATTTTTACTGAATATTCTTTCTCAGCATCCATATCACGATCTATTGCCATTGAATAATTATTTCCATAATTACCTCTACCAATAGATCTTACATAAAACATTGGTTTTGTAACATAACCAGTTTGTGGATCTGCTGATGTTTCAAGTGATTTTGCTAATTCAGTAATTGATTCATCATCAAGTGCTCCATTAGATAATGAAACCTCATCAGCATTGACAACTGAGAATTTTACTTCGAGTCTCTTTAATCCTGTCTCCTGTGCATAGTCATCTAAGATTTTACCAACACGATAGTGTGCAAGTACAATAAAATTAGCATATGTTGCATTGTCAGGAAGAACTCTCATGAACCAAACATTGCAATAGCCATTAAATAACTGATCTGCTTGCAATGAAGATTGTCCATATTTCATAAAGTTACTCTTACCAAAAATGGCTTCCTTTGTATTATAATCGCTTAATCTAACAAATACGTTATCAATTCCTTTGTCAGCACCAGTAACTACACATGTTGAATAAGGTTTTTCTGACGAAGGCTGTGCAACAGTTTCATCGTAGAAAGAATGATCATTAATAACCACATGTACGTGTGGATGCGCATAAAAAGGAATGATCTGGGCTACATCATCAGCCATAGTTGTTTCACTCTCCTTAAAATACAAATTTTTATAAAAAAGACTATTCTCTTTATTGATATTAATTTAATGTTTTATGTGTTTCCTAATAGTGGATGATTTTTTCCAACGGAGAAACAGGTTCTTCAATGTTATTTAATGAATTATCAACTCCTGAAGAAATCATTTCATTAATTGCTTCAAATGTCATTCCGCTGAATGTTGATAAATTCTTAACAGCATTACGAACATTCTGTGCTTTGTAATCATATCCGTTTCCTTCTCCAGTTCCAAAGTATTGTCCGTATCGTTGTTTATTATTACTCGGACTGCGATAGATTGCTGAAATAATTAATTCATATATCTTCGAAGGAACATTATAGGATACACCAGAGAATTCTAAATTTTTCCACCAAATATTTATAAGATTTAAATAATTGAGTGTGTGTGGTAATCTTCCACTTAGCATTTTATCTAAAAATGCTGTTGCATTGCCAACATTTTTAGTTACACTTTGGTGCATTATACGAGAATCTTTTGGATATTTTAATGTAATAACATCTAGAGAATTGTCATGAATTGTGATGGATGTTTTTTCTGATTCGTATAACATTAAATTACACATCATTGGTAATGCTAAGATTTGTAATTTGTCAGGTTTACCATTTTCAAATCCTCTAATATTACAAACACCAAATGTTTCGTAATAAGTTCCTCTATTAAATGCTAATTCATCATCAACGTATGATTCTGGAATATAAATTTCTAAATATTTACTTGCGTAAATTTCATTATCTTTTGCATATAAAAGTCCCATAATAAAATATTTACCTCCTATTTATATTTAAAAAGAAGCTAGATGGAATATCAACAGTTTCATCATTATTTCTATGATCTAGATTGGTATTTCTACTATATAGAGGATCCTGAACAAATGAAATCTTTTGACAAATTTCCTTTATGGATGCTTCTTGACGAATACTATCTTCCATGACTTCTTGATCATATGATTTAGTATTCTGTATTGGCTGAATTCTACTTAACTGATTTGCTCTATTAATCATATTAAAATTAATCGGTGATGGTTCTGGATCGTATTCTTTAGATTGTGCCAATGGATTAGCTCTCTGATCAACTCCAAAGAATGCTAAATTATCTCCCGTATGATAAATATAAAGAGCTAATAAATATGACATTAGACTATCATCGTGAAAACCTTTCTCAGCTTCAACTTTTCCAGTAGCAGTTCTAACTAATTTACAAATATCATTAACCAAATATTCAGTATTTAAAAGATCTTTACATTCATCAATATATTGAAATAATAAAGAAAACATTGCATTTCTACTAGCACCAGAAGTAACAACTCCGTATTTGGAATACATTTGTGAGGCTAATCTTAATTCTCTATCTCTATAATTTTCTTCTGCAATAGCATCTAATTGTTTATTAGTAGATTTCTCACTCCAGTAAACATTATCACGAGCTTGTGTTTTTAAAAGCATCTGAATTAAGAAAGCTCCTATACTATTTTTTTCTGGAATTAATACAGCCTTCGGCATATGTTCTAATACTAATTCATTCAATAAATCACAAGCTGCTGGTCCTGATAAATATTTATTTTTAAATTCAGCAGCAATTTTCATATTCAATGGATTAATGATTGTAATTGCAAAGTTATCTTTTCCGGCTCCTGTAGATGGATCTATCCCAACAAGATATGGAATATTTTCATCAAAGTAAGCATTTGGTTTCATAGAATTCTGATCATGTGAATAAATTTTAAACAACCATTTATCTTGAATAAGTAATTCTTTATCTGATCTAATCATATGAGCATTTAAGTATTCAATATCATCTGGTGAAATTGGTGAATTGTCAGTACTGGCTCCTCTGATCATTAATACTTCGCGTTTGACTGTTGCTTTGTCTCCCGTCATTTTTAATTGTCTTACTACCCAAGCATCATCTTTTCTAAGTTGTTTATAATCATATTCCATTCGTAAAATATCGATAGAACTTATTCCATCACCTTCATTATCAGAATCAAAATTTTCCATATATGCATTTTTATATTCTGCAATTTGAGCACTCGTCATATCATATAATTTTTCAGTCCATGGAATCATTGAATCTATGATTGGTAAAACATCTCTACCAATTCTTGTGTTCATGTTTCCTGGTGTTCCAGTGAGTATACGACAATGTGGTTTACCAATAGCTTCTGCTCCAGCAGAAGCTTCTCTATATGCAAATGCAGTATTTCTAAATATTTCTGGAAAATACAATGTATGTTCGATTTCATCATAATAAATGATTGGTGCTGAATCTCCTCTACCTATATTAGTAGCAGCAATGATTGAATTAGCTTTGGGAAATGTTTTAACTTTATTCCATTTATTGGAAATGATTCTAGTAGCTTCTTTACTTTTTTTAATTTTATTATTATCATCATGATATTGTTTAAATTGCATCCATTTTGGTAAACACTCCAAATCATCTTTTAAATCTCCAAGGTTTTTAATTGTATTATCAGTAGCTTTACCAATCATATGAATAGTTGTATTTCGTGTAAATTGATAAGCCCATTGAACTAATGCTGCAAGAATTCCTGTGGTTTTATATGTTTGCCGAGGTTCTGTCAATAAAAAATCATATGAATGTTCGAATGCCCAAATTGCGGCACAAAGTCCTCTGTGTAAATAAAATGGAACTATTCCTTTATTAGTTTTTAATCTAATAACACGAGCTGCAAAATACCATAAATTTCTAGAGCATTCTTCTAACATAGCCATTCTAATTTGTGGTGGTAAATTTTCATCATGAGGATCATAGTCTGCAATTAATGGATTATTGATTCTTAACATAAAATAATATTTTTTTATTCCCTTGATTCTTAATTCCTCTGCTGTGAGTAAAAAACTTTTGTTTGGACAATTAAGATGATAAAATATTTTATTACCATTTTCATCAATATCATAACAAAAATCATTTGCGTTCAATTTATATCAACTCCTAATTCAACAAATATATTTAATTTTTTTGATAATATATTATATATTTATAATTTAATTGGAGGAATTCAAAAATGATTAAGAAAGTAGGAATTTTTCATTCAGATCTTGATGGTTTAGGATGCAGTATAGTATTTAAAGCTGCAAATTATTACCTAAAAGAAAATATCGATTATTTAAATTTTAATTGCAACATTGGTATTGATGTTACAAATACTGTGGAAGAAGTTTTAAAACGTAAAGATATTTGTGATCAGACAATATTTTATTTTGCTGATATTGTACCACCAAAAGAAACGTTACAAAAATTATTAGATAATCAATTCAGAGTAAAAATTTATGATCATCATAAGAGTAATAAATATGTATTATCTTTATTACCATCTGCAATCATTATTAGTGATCCTGTAAACGGAAAACTTGAATCAGGTACAAGTATTTTATATAAATATTTGAAACTTGAAAATGAAGAAAGATTAAAGAAACTTGGTAAAAAGAAAAGTATCATATGGAAAGGTGATGAATGTTTATTCTATAATGTATTGATACCAATATTCGTGGATACTGTAAGATCATATGATACATTTGAATGGAAAGATTCTAATAATATGGATGCAAAGAAACTGCAAATACTATCAACATTGCTTGATCCTAATTTATTCATTAATAATTATTTAAAGAAATTCAAAAATGGTTGTATGTATTTATTTACAAAAACAGAATTGGAATTTATTCAATCAAGAATTGATAATGAAGATTCTATCATAGCAAAATTTTCGGAAAATGATATCATACCAATTAATGTTAAAGGATATAATTGTGCACTGATAATGGGACCCTGTGGAGTTAATTTTAGTAGACTTGGAAATAGTTTTTTGGAACGGTATCCAAAATATGATTTCATTGCACAGTTTAGTATTAATGATATGACAATTGGTGTTAGAAGTTTAAAAGACGATTTTGATTTAACAACTGAACTTGATGGATATTTATCTCCAAAAGGTCATCCAAAAGCAGCTGGGTGTAAATTACCGGACGGAATAAAAAATAAAATTGTTAAGTTGATTATTGATGGATTCAACAATGCCTACTAATAATAATTTAATAACATCAAAAGATATTGTTTATTTTAGAATGGCATCTCAATTAGCTGAATTTTCAACATATCGAAAATCTCCAACAGGATGTATTATTGTATATAAGAATAAAGTAATTTCGACAGGATTCAATAAAGATAAAACAGATCCATTGCAAAAAATATATAATATACATCGTAACATATCACTAGATTCTCCACCAAAATGTCATGCCGAAACAGATGCTATTAAGCATTTAATTGGAGCTGAAAATATTAATTGGAATATGATCTCATTATATATTGTAAGATTAAGAAAATCTATACAATATGGATTAGCAAGACCATGTGCATCATGTATGCAATTAATTAAAGATTGTGGTATTCATCATATATATTATACAACTAATAATGGATATGCTTATGAATATATTGAATAACAAAATAATCAATATTTCAGTGGGTAATAATGTTATTACCCACCGAAATATATTTTTTAATATCAAAAATCAAAAGGTGATTTTAATTATGTATAAACAAGAAATGATGCAATTAATTTGTGATAGTTGTCATACTAAATATGAATTGAATAAAAATAGTTATCAAAGTAGATGTAGAAGGAAAAGTCCTAACCTATGTCCAATTTGTATGACAAAATATAAATCTAAGATGAATAAAATTAGAAAACAAAATGAATGGAATAATAAAACACCGATAGAACGAGAAGAACATAGGAAAGCGACTAGTAAAGGAATGGCTAATATGTCAGAAGAAGCTAAGAAAAAACGATCTGAATTATTAAGCATAGCTACAACAAATTATCTTAGTAATTTAGACACAACCGAAAAAAATAGAAGAATTAAGAAAGCCAAAGAAACTATAGCTAATACAGATATTCAAATTTTACAAGATAGACATAAGCGACAAATTGAAGGAGCAAAATTAGCATATAAAAATAAATCCGATGATGAAAAGATAAAGCAAATTTCAGAATTATTGAAAAATAGAGATAATTATTATGCAAATAGAAATGAAGAAGAAATTAATAGAATATCAAAATTATTAAGTTCTATTAAAAAAGAATATTACGAACAATTATCAAAAGAAGAAAGATTATTGCAAATAAAACCGTTGATTGATTATATAAAAAATGAAACAATAGATCAAAAAGATGATCGTCTTAAAAAATCTGGTATTAAACAAAAAATAATATGGGATAACAAAACAGATGAAAAAAGAGAATATGATATAGCTCGGTTACATGATGGAAGAGATAATTATTATAAAAATGAAACATATGAAATATTTGTAGAAAAGGTTTTAAGAAATGCTATTAGATATAATATTGCTGGAGAAAATAGAACTAAATATATCATTACTTATCATATAGATGAAATGAGATATAATACAGAAAGAGAATTTCTTAGATTATTAGTAAATAATAATATTGATTTTATTTTTCAATTTTATAGTACAATAATTCATCCAAAATTCCATGAATTATTTCCAAATAATCCAATCACAGGAGCTAACTATGTTTCACCATTTCATAGATGGGATTTTATGATAAAAACGAAACAAACTAATATTTTTATAGATATTGATGGTAGTATACATAATTTAAAATATAACTCACCAATATCCAAAGGTCGAAAATTTGATGACAGTCAACGTTTATACCAAACAGATGAGTTACCAGCATATATAGTAAAATGTTATAATGATAGATTAAATCTTGATAATATAGTAATTAATTTATATAGTAATGAAGAATTAACTGTAAACGATTTATTTTATATTATTAATGATTATAATAAATAATGTTTAAAAACAAATTAAAAGAATTCTGTAAAAAAATACAGAATTCTTTTAATTATTTTTTTTTTTTTATTAATTAATAATTGTAGGGTTCACCCATATCATCTATAGATGATACTTGATTTGGATTAACTATTTTAACATTCATTATTTTTTTATAACAATTAAGAAGTTGAGTTCTAAATCTTTGAAGTTGGTCTTTTGTGTACGGCACAATATAATTTTTACTACCAATGTCTAATAATTCAATATACCACTCACAAATTTCTAGCTTGCTAGCGGTATAACTGGCGATCATTAATTTATCATTATAATCTCTAATGGCTTCGGTCTCAATTGTTATATATGCAATTAAATCAGATGGAAATTTTTTAAGTTTTTTTACTTTACTAAAAAATCCTTCTTGATAATATTCTACTGTTTTATCTTTTTCTTGATGCCAATCATTATCTATTAAAGAATTTTCAAATTCAATTTGATATTGTTTTTCCAAATCATTAAATTCTTTATTATGATATTTTTCCAATAGTATTGGAACATTTTTAATTTGTTTATACACTTCATAATTATTTAATGATCTGATTGATTCAACAATCATTTTACAATTATCAATACAATTTTCTAATTCTAATATAGCATGTAAATAATCAGATAATATATTTTCATTATCCAATAATGATTCTTTAAATGAAAAATTATTATCAATAAATAGTGATTCAATTAACATTGGTAATATTCCTTTTAAATCAGTATGCTCAATTATATACTTTTCTTTATTTGGTAATAATTTATATTCATAAATTAAATTATTTACCGGAATATCTATATTATCTGAATAGAAGATTATTGATTCTTTCAAGAAATTAATAATATCATCAGCTGATCCATTTTTAAATGCCATTGGTGATATTTTATATATTAATTTATTTTCTCCATTATGTAGTAAATTACTGATAGTATCTTTTGATTCTAGTAATTTATTAATAAATTTATCATCAACATTTGATACGCTAACTTCAAACATTAAAGATGGATCATCTAACAATTGAATTTCAAATGAATTAAATTTATTATCTAATTTAGGAAGAAATTCTTCAGTAAATATTTTACTAATTGTATCCAAATTAGATTGTGTTGGATCATTTGATAATCTGTCACATAATGTTTGTAACATACTTTCTGATTTCAATTCATCTTTTTTATCTTTAATTTTTAAATGCTTTTTTAATAAATCAATATCTGGAATCCACTCTATATACCAATCATCCCAGTCTCCATCCCATGAAGCATTTCCAAATTTAAAATCATTTACAATTTTTACTAATTCATCCATAATATTTTCACAGTTATTGATTACCTTAACACATAAATCATTACTTCTTGTTACTGGATTATCTTTATGAGTTTCATTATATTCCCAAAGATCCCATCCAACTATCCAAATATATCCATTTTCTAAATATTCTTCCCAATAATAATCATCAATTTTATCATAAACACTAAACATTGATTTATACTCAGGATATTTATCAAGACATTTGTTTAGACTTGGACCCATTTTTTTCATCATTGATTGAACATATTTTTGTAATTTTTTCGATTCATCATCATCTAAATCATTAAGAAATTCATCATCATCAGATTTTTCAATTTCTTCATCTTTTTCATCATTTTCTTTGTTGCTAGTCCACCACCATTCTGTTAGATATTCATCTTCATAATGATGGTTTTGTAAATGCTCGTATAATAATTTACTGTATTTATCATCCAATTGTAATTGTAAGCATCCATAAGTTTCATTATATAATAATTTCGTTAATCCATTATCAGTATAATTTTCATTGAAGAATTTTGTTAATCCACCAATAATTCCTTTAACGGCTTTATTATCTAATTTGATTTGAGTATTAATATTAATTTTTCCATCCATGTAATTCCCATTTCCAGATAATGTGGTTTCTCCAATACAATCTAAAACATTTGATGACATTGATTTTATTCCATTTTTTACAGATGATAAATCATAGTTTTCTTTGTAGTATTTATTTTCTGCTTTTTCACATAATATTTCCAAAGTATTTTTAATATTATCAATACTTTCTTTTACATATATTTTTAATTGATTTGGTAATTCTTTATATTCATATTCTTTTTCATATATTACCGATTCATCTAATTCTTTTTCTTTATTAATTTCTTTTACTTTTTTAAATTCAAACAAATCCCAAACTTTTTTAGCATCTTCTCCAACTAACCAAACATCAAATCCTTCAAAAGATTCTCCATTTTTATATTCACTTCGTAATATTAAATTATATTCTTTTTTAATAACATTTTTACATCTTTCATATAAAGTATTTATTAATTTATTCAATTTTTGTTCAACTGAATTTTCATTCATATTTTCAAAATGTCCTGTTATTTGTATCATGCAACTAAATTTATTTTTATTATTATATGCTCGAATAGATCCAACTTTATTCTTATCAGTAGGCCCAACTAAAAATTCATCAATCTTAGATTTTGCCCATTCATCATTATTCAATTCTTTAAATTCTTTTTCATTTTCCAATAAATTATACATCATATCTTTCAATACTTTATGTACTGATATTAGATTCTTTTGTAAATTGTTGTCTAAATCTCCAAAATATCCATCTTTAACTAATTTAGGCATTATTAATAACCTCCAATTCACTTCTATTGATTAACTAAAAATATTATAAAGTGGTGAAATACCCTATAAATTTAATTATTATTTTAATTATATATTCTAATAGTAATAATATAAAATATTATATCATAAAGGAGAATATTAAATTATGGAAAATAATAATAATAAAATAATATGGAAAGATATTATAATAGATAAGAATGTGACAAATTATGAAGTAAATAATATTGGCCAAGTTAGAAATAAAATAACTAATAAAATATTAAAACCAATAAGATCAGAAAAGATTGATAATACATATTTACACGTTGCTTTATTTATTAATAAGAAACCAAATTATCAATTATTGCATAGATTAGTAGCATCAGCATTTATACCAAATAATGATCCGAAAAATAAATTATTTATAAATCATATTAATGGTATAAAGAATGATAATAGAATTGAAAATCTGGAATGGTGTACAGCTTCTGAAAACACAAAGCATGCTTATAGTATAGGATTATGTAAATCAAGAGTTGGTACAGATAATAATTTTACAAAATATAATGATGATCAGATTCATATGGTATGTAAATTATTAACAAAATTTCTTCCAATGAGATTAATTAGTGAATTAACAAATGTTACCAGTAGACAAGTTAAGAAAATTAAAAATGGTCAGCATTGGAAATATATATCATCATTATACAATATTAACTATCATGAAAAGTATAAGTCTCACAATATTAAATATAAAGAATTAAAAAAGATATTAATAGAATTAAATATATTTGATAAAATAAATTTATTAAGTTTATTAAATTCTGATAATATTACTCATAAAAAGAAATTAATAGAAGATTTAGAAAATTTAGATTATACAATATTCATTGACTCAAAATTGATAAAAGAATTATAATTATATTGGTATGGACATTTTAGTCCATACCAATATAATTAATTTATTTTTTATTTTTATATGTAATATTCTATCTATCAGATATTAAGGATTAACTCCAGTTGGTGTCTCTGGTGTAGTATCTGCCCATGGAGCACCAGTCTTTGTTCTAGATGCTTTAGGTGTACCATAAATAATATTACTATTAAGAAGAATTAATTTAGCTTGAATTCCCTGAATTGTAATATTAGTGAACCTAGACATTGCTGTCACTATATTATAGGCCCCGCCTGCGGCTACGCTTGGTGAATTGTATGCTGTCTGAGACTGTGAAGTGAACAAATGTGAAGTATATTTAAGATGTCTGTATGAAATGTGTTCACTATCAGTTGGATATCCATAGATATGCATTACCAATTCACGCTGTGCTGTTGCAGGTGCAGATGTACCATATTTTTCAAGATCCACAACATCATCAGTATAAGGATCATAGAGGTTTGTAGCAACAATACGAATATTAGCACCAAGATCTGTGCTGAATCCATATGAACTATTGACCTCGATACCTCCAACAGACGTACCTTGCTGAACTTTCCACTGGACAAATTCTTTGAGAATTCTACAGACCATTGGATTTGCAACAATGATGAATGAGAGGTTATCTAATTTTGTTGCTTCAGTTAACTGATTGAAGATTGAATCAAGTCTGAACTGAACAGCTCTTGTCATATACTGGAATGGATCACCAGCGAAATAATCAGGAGCCTTAAGATCTACATAGTGAGTCTGTACAACAGGTTCAAGTTTAAAGATATCAGGATCAATATTCTCATTCTTCTCAAAATCTTTATTAAGGAAATCAATAACTGTTAAGCATTCATTCATTTCCTGGCAACGAACGATTTCATCAACCATTCTGTTATAATAGTTAATATCAAGAAGAGCTGAAGCATCTTCAATTTCTTCAATTGAGAATGGCATGTTCCAACGTGCACCATCTTCAATTGTGAAACGTTTAATTTCTCTCTTTTCACGTACTGATGTTGAACGTCTGTTCTGTTCGTTGGAAAGATATCCTTCGATATATACACCAGTAACTCTACCAGAAGTATTTGCAATATCAATTGTACCATTACGGAAATCTACCTGGCCCTGAATGTTGTCCTGAACAGGAATTTCATTTCCAGAAGCATCTTTGTAAACAAAATCAAGTTTACCATTAAGAAGAGTTCCACCAGTGGCAAATTCAACTGTGATGCCATTTCCAACAAGAGGAATACGCTGACTTGCAACCTGAACTGCATTGATTCTAAATGCAAATGAAAGCTGATCAAGTCCTCTAACTCCCTTTGTGAGATTTGTAATAATATCATACTGGAAGAGTTTTCCTGACGCTCCAAGATCAACTAATTTGTTGTTATCGATAGGAAGACCTTTTGAAGCATTGAAAGGTTCTTTCCACGTACCATCCCAAATACATTTAGGATATTCATATTCTTTACCAGTATTATTATCAACAATATACATGGTACGAACATGTTTTGAAATATTAGGTGTCTTCGTAGTTTCAACTTCAATAATATCTTTAATTATTGATGAAAAGAACTGTTTCACAAGAACAGGAAATTCAAGTGTTGAAATAGGAAGATAAGCAGTCATTGATGCTGATTCATTATAGAAGTTAACTTTTGTATCCCAGAAACGTTCAACATTTTCAATGATGTTATGAATGTGAGGATCATTCTCACTCATTGATTCAAATCCTTCAATTACCGGTTGCATTAAATCGACTTTATATTGTTCCATGAATGCAGGATCTGCAAGCATTGATTTGAAATCACGTTTAATATCAATTTTCTTTGTGTCTTTATAACGATCACAAAGTTCTTCGAAATGTTCATCAAAACTTTTTACTCCTAAATTCTGAAATGATCCGAAGGAACTTTTTGGTTCGTCATAGTTACGAGAATTACGTTCAGCAGCTGATTCGCCGAACCAGCTATCTGCTACATTACGTCTAAAAGTAGCCATAATATATCATATCTCCTTTATTTGTTAAATTTTATTTATAAATAAATACATATTATTCTTTAATGTATATATAAAATTTTACATATTGGTTACATCAATTAACGAGTACCTTTATTAATTTCTTGTGAAAATTTATCGTTTAACATTTTTAATGCATTTAAACATTGATTAAAAAATAGTAAATTCTTTGAAGAATTTTCTGAAATAAAAGAATTATTAATATATAATCTTATGCTTTCATCTAGTCTTTTAAATTCTTCTACAATTTCTCCAAGATTTGGTACTATGGAATGTAATATTTCATTATTATTTTTTATATTGGATAATTGACTTCCAATTTGATTTAATAATGTAAGAAATTTATCATATAATAATTTATTTAATATATTTGAAATTTTTTCATCAATTTCTAATTCTTTTTTCTCACCATTATTTTCATCATCGGAATTTATATCATCCATATCTGATCCAAAATCATTGTCATCCGATGACATATCCTCTGGCATATCGGGAGGCATTTCTGTATCAGCTTCTCCAGTTAAATCATCATTTGTTGGCATATCAGGTGGAGAATCACTAGTACCAACATCAGGCATATCGGGAGCTGCAGTAGCATCTGGAGTAGCTTCAGTTCCAGGAGCTTCAAATAAAACTTGCTCGAAAAAAGATAACTTCGTAACCATATATTTCAGCTCCTCCTATAAGATATAATTCGCGTTAGGCCCACCAGCAACTTTAAACAATTTTTTCTTAATCTCATTCTTATAACGCATGAGTTTAAATTGATTTTTCAAATCATTATGTTCTTTGGCATATTCAATTTTCTCATCAATTATTTTAAGTTCAGTATTAATTTCATTTAACATTTCATTTCTAATTCTTTCACGTTTTGCTGTTCTTGTCCAAAGTCTAGATGCTCCTAAATAAACAAAAATTGGATTTAATAATAAACCAGCATATCCTAATGCCCAGTAATGTATTCCTGCACGAGCAGCTCTATAAAGATTATAACGATTTTCAGGATCAGCAAGATCTTCTTTTAATTCTTCTTCATCTTTATCTTTCCAAAAATTAACCAATCCGCTCAACCAAGAACCAACTCGTTTGAATGGTTTTGCAACAGCTTTCCCAAAATTAATTACACTTTGAGCTCCTTTTTTGGCACTCTGTTGATATGACGCAACATTTCTATCAATATCTGTCATCATATCTGTCCATGGATTATCTGATTTTGGCATTTCTGGATCTTCAACTTCTTCTTTATTATCATCTTCAGATTCTCTTAAATAATTTAAAATTTTTCTTGAATAAGATTGAGACAAAGATCCTAATACATAATTAACATCATACTTGGAGCCTATGATGTCTAAATTAATATTATTATCATTGGTGTTGTTCTCAGCATAATATTTTTTCACAGCACTTTCAATAATTGCATTTAATTGTTTAACAAATTTTATATCGGAATCGTCAGAAACATTTAATCTGGTAACTTTAAATTTTGATTTATAATTACCATCTCCCAAATATGATTCTGTTGTATATGCTTTATTGATATTATATTCTTCATTTACATTTGGAAGAATAACAATTTGTCCAAATATATTATCATTCTTTTCAAGAATAGCAGTATCTCCCATTTCAAATAAATATCCTTTGGAAGTTATTAGATTGAAATATCTTTCCAATTTAAGTTTTGTCAATTCACCATAAGAACCATTTTCAATTTCATTATGAATTGTTTCTGATAAGAAAGTATTCATAGCTTTAATTTCATCTGATACTTTCTCTGGTAAATGACATAATTTACATGTATTGGAATTTTCATCATTGAATATGGTTTCAACAAATACTTTATCATCTAAAATATTATCTAAATTCCAAGGTTCAAAATCTGCTAGTGAAGATTCTTTGATAGGATTTTTATCTGTTCTTACTTTCAATGAATTATCAGTTGAATCATGAGAATCTATTCTACTATTACTATTTCCATTATATAATTTACTATTTTTATTATATGAATTTGTATAATTGTAATAGTATGTGTTGTATACATTTCCTCTACGAGATTTATTCTTATTATCGAGAGAATTCTTTAATTCTGTTCCAAGATTTTCATCAGTATTGTCAATTTCATCATCTAAATCATCATCTGATACTGGCATTGATGATTTTTTAATTGGTTTTGGCTTTGAAGATGAAGGACGTCTATAAGATTCAATATCATCTAATTCATCATCTGAATCATCAGGTTCAACTTTTACAACTGATGGTTTTTCATCATCTTCATATGTATCTGAATTTCCATAAATTCCATGTAGATATTTTGGAGAAGCTCCAGTTCGTTTGTGTTGAATATGTTTACTAAAGATTGTACTTTCATCAACATCATCCAATGATGAACAATTCTCCATTGCAATTAATTCTTCATATAAAGAATTATTTTGTTTCTTTATAGATTCTTTAATAAATGAAGACTTTTCTCCATATATATCATCAGCACATAAGGATACATATTCATTATATGTAATCATATCAAGCATTGCATTAATATCACTATTTGTGTATTTGATTAAAATATTTTTATTATTCGCTAATAATGCTTCAGCAAATAATCTATTCTTAGTATTTAAAATTTTCTTACTTAATGTAGATGCAGAATTTTCTTTAAAATATTTTATTGATTCATTAGTCGATAATTTATAATCTTCACAAATAAAACTCATCCATTGGTAAAATAATGGTGAATTGAATCTTGATTGTTCTTTAATATATTCTAATGTAAGTGATAATGCTTTATTACCAATTTTATTGGAAGCAATTAACATATCAGGAATAGCTTGTTCATTAAATGTTTTAATCATTCCATCAACATTTTTGCAATTTGGAATATCTTCTGTGATTCCATAAAACGTTTCTAAATATTTTTTCATATCTGTATCAGAATAATATTCGTACATTGTTAGAAACTTTATATTTTTCTTTTTAAGATTTTTTAATTCATCCAAGTATTCTTTATATATAGAAGAATTTAATTTATTCTTCTCACATTTTTCAACACAATCATTGAATTTTTCAATTAAATAATTATATGAGCATACAGGAATATCATATTTAGACATAAATTCTTTAAATGAATTTAAACCAATCGAAGATTGAATGATATATTCTATATTAGTAATATACTGATAGGGAGATTCTAAATACTCAGATATGGCATTTTTATATTCGGCAATGTTATTGGCTGTTTTATTATATTTCGTTTTTTCATATAATATTTTAATATTTACCATAAAAAGCAACTCCTTTACTAAAATATTGAAATAATTTTTATATTATTTATTCGGTGTACATCTTGGAGGAATGATATAAATGAATAAAGATAAAAAGAAAAATGAATTACCAAAGTTAAATGAAATAAAAATAAATAGTATTGGAGTTTATTTTAAAATTCCAATACTAAAGAAAATATTAAAAATATTAACTATGAATCATGGTGGATATAGAACTCTGAAATCAATGAAGACTATAAATAAGTTATTCTCAAATATCGATTTAAAACAATACAAAAATAACACCGAAGCTTTAGCATATATTTGGTGTATTCAATATATAAGTAAACAGTGGTTAGGTGGAATTACTGATCCAGAGATTATTATGGAAATTGCAAAAGGTCATTCTGAATATGATAATCTGAAGGGTGATTTAATGCAAAAATGTGCATCTGATTCTAATATTATATTAGAACCAGAAGCACGTAGTATTTTTGGATTAATTTCAGAAGCTTTACAACAAGGATATATCATTCCATATAAAGAAGAAATCATAAACTTATTAGATGATATTGATATAAATGAACCAGGAGCTTATAAAATATTATCAGAAAGATTATTTAATATATCAAAAACTTTAATGGATATTAAATACAATACAAATTTAATCACAAATAAAATTGAATTTAATACAGCCAATGAAGATAGTATTAAGGAAGCAGTTACTCAAACTATTGCATCATTGTCTAGTAAAGGAAATATTTTTAAAACTGGAATTAAAAGATTAAATACATTATTATCACCAGGATATATGAACGGAAGATTATATGTCTATATGGGTTTACCAGTAAGCTACAAATCAGGTATGCTTTTAAAATCAGCATTAGATATTAGAGAATATAATCCCAATTTTCAAACAAAAACTCCAGGAATGACTCCATGTGTTCTTTTAGTAACAATGGAAAATACATATGAAGAAACTATTGAAAGAATTTGGAATATGTATTTTGATGATGCAATTACAGATCATGATCCTGAAGAAGCAATTCAAATGATGTATGAAAAATTAGGATATACTGATGATCCTGATGAAAATACTAATACAGATGATAAAAAAGAAAAATCATTGGTTGATTTATTGGATGAAGAAGATAAGAAAAAGGAAAGAAAAAATATAGCTGTTGTAATTCAATATAAACCATATAGATCAATCAATACTGATGATTTATATACTATGATTGAAGATCTTAGAGAAGAAAATATGGAAGTATGTGTTTTAATATTAGACTATATTAAAAGAATTGCTCCTGCTACGCCTGTGCAAGATAATCTAAGATTAGAATTAGATCATATCATGAATGAATTAAAAGCATTAGCTATTATTAAAAATATTCCAGTGATTACAGCTCACCAAATGAATAGAGCAGCTGCATCTACTGTAGATCAAGCATTACGTCAAGGAAAGACAGACGTCAATAAATTGGTTGGTCGTGAAAATATTGGAGATTCGTTTTCTGTCTACGAAACAGCTGACTGGTTAGCAGTTTTAAATACAGAATATAAACAAGGAACTGATCAAAAATATTTAACAATAAATTGTATCAAACGAAGACGTGTGGATAGATCAGAACTTAATCTGGAAAGATATACATACTTAGCTCATCCATTTTGTATTGATAATTCATTTAGATTGATTGATGATATTAAATTAGATAAAGTTTTATCATTACAAACATTAATGCCTGATGCTAGTGAATTAAATCCGATACCAGAAAAGTTGGAAAAATTACCATATGAAAAATTTAATTATAATAAATTTTAATTATATATTATTATTGTATATAATATAAAAGAAAGGAAGATATACTTGTAATTATGTCAATTAATAATAATTTAAATGGATATAAATTTGAAAGAGCCCAGATGTGGTGGTGGCATGATCCTACATATCAAAATAAAGCAAATAATATAGCAATGCCAAAAGGTGAAGCTGTTTGTAGACATGATCGTCCGGTAATTATTATACAAGATCAGTCAACTATAGAAACTGGTTCTGTATTGGTAGTTCCATGTTCTTCAAGTACAAGAAGTAAATGCGACTTAGCAATTACTGATCCAGAAATTCAACGTTCATACACAGTTACATATTTAAGATGTGATAAAATCATGTCTGTTGACGTAAATCAATTATCACGTTACATGTTAACATTGAATGAAGAAACAATGGAAAGATTGGAACAAAAAATTGCAAAATTAATATTTCCAAATTTAAAATATGATTGGAATGATAATAAGAAAGTATATTACGACGATAAAAATATTCGTCATATTAAAAGTACACAGTTAACAAGAATCAAATTATACAGTAAAGATACCATTGATGAAATTCCTCATTCAAAATGGAATGAAAAGAAAATAAAAGAATTCTGTGAAGATTATATCAATCATCCATTATGGATGGTATCGGAAAAATATAATTTATCTGAATTAGGATGTACTAAATTATTTTATAATTGGAGAGATTTTTGTGATAATCCAGAAATCATTAATTATAATAAAGCAATTAAATGGACTCCTGAACAGAAGGCAGCTTTAGTAAAATTATATTATGAAAAAGGCTGTTCCACATGTATGGAAGAATATGGATTGAGTAAATCAACAATAAGAGGATATGTTTCTAAATTTAAAGAACGACATCCAAAATTAGAAAAGATTGAAGAAGTTGAGATTACCTCATTACCATTTCCTGATTTACAATATGCTGCAGAAAATGTAATTTGGTTCTCGAATATTATTACAAAAACATGCAAAGCATTTGATATGTATCATTCTGTATATACAAATTACAGATTGAAGAATTCACAATCATTAACACCTGAAGGATTTTATTCAATATTGAGAAATGCAATTAATGATGGAATATTGAGTGCTCTCAATATAATTAAAATGCAAGATAATAGTTTATATGTACAAGAGATCTTGCCGAATGATAAATACATAAATAGTTGGAAATTATTGGATATTTGTAAAGATGATTTGATTCCACAAACATCATCAGATGGTGTAAATTTAATGAAAGAATGTAGGCGATTATATGGAAATAAAATTGCACTTCATGTTGATATAATAAATGAAATTAGAAGATTTTTACATTCAAATTTAACAATTGCTCCTGCGGGAATTAATATGGTATATAATACACTAATAAACATTTATTGTGATCCTGATGAAGTTAATAAATTAAAAACAAAATAATATTAATGAGATCCAATATAATTGGATCTCATTATTTTTTTATTATTAAATTTCAATTTGTTCTCCAAATAAATCTTCCATTTCATCCATTGGAACATATTCATTTTTAAATGCTTCTTCATCAATTTCTTGTTGTACAGTTGCATATACATTTGATAACATTTCTTGTGTTATTTCTTTCATTTGTTGAAATCTGTTTCTATCATCTTCGTTAATGTTAGAATCTAATACTTCATTAATATCACTTAATGCAGAATCAAATTTTAGTACAATTTGTTTTAAAATTCCTAATGGTAATTTATATTCATTATTCATTATTAGAACAACTCCTTGTTTTCATAATTATATATTATGAGAATAATGGAAAATAATTTTATATTTTTAATGAGGTGTTTAAGAGCAATGAAATATAATTATTTAGATATGGAACCTTATGTTCCAAATAATGAAATATTAGAAGATGCATATTTTATTGATAATGAATGGTTTTATAGATATTATCATAAAAATAATCTGGATAAACCAACTAGAATATTTGGATCAAAAAGTGGAAGAATATGGAGAGAAAATAGAAATAAAATAGTACATGGGACTTATGATAAAGATGGATATTTACATTTATCTATACTAATCTCGAAAAATAAGAAAAAGCATTTAAAAAATCATAGAGTAATTTGCATGATATTTCATCCGGAATCATATAATGATGAATTACAAGTAAATCATATCAATGGAATAAAAGATGATAATAGAGCTGAAAATTTGGAATGGTGTACTAATTTAGAAAATATAAAACATTCATGCATAACTGGTCTTAGTCCAGCATTTAAATATCCTGATGAAATAATTCATAAAATGTGTAAAATGTTAAAATATGAAAATAAATCAATGGTGGAAGTTTCCAAAGAATTAAATATTCCACTTCGCGTAATTTCTTCAATAGTGGTTAATAAATCAAGTAGACAAGATATAGCTAAAGTATATGAACCATTCCCAGATACCATCTATATTAGAATACAAGATAACCATTCTGATGAAATAATTCATAAAATGTGTAAAATGTTAAAATATGAAAATAAATCAATGTCGGAAGTTTCCAAAGAATTAAATATTCCATATAATACTATATTTGATTTAATTAATCATAAAGATAAAAGAAAGGATATAATTAATCAATATAAACCTTTCCCTGATACAATTTATGTACATAAATTTCATTTATCAAACAAAGAAAAAAGTGAAATTTTCAACATGTATTACAATCAAAAAATCTCATATGAAGAAATAATTGAGAAATTAAACTTAGCAACATCTGTTAATGCATTAAGAGCCATGATTCATTATTATAAAAATAATCAAAAGTAAATAATTAATATCGATATGATAGATAATATCTATCATATCGATATTTTATATTTTTTACATACTAATGACCTTGAGCTTTATACTTTTTGGTCTATAAATTTCAACTCTTGAATTTCCCCAATTTTTTAATTGAGTAGAAGCTTTATCAATTACATCGTAAAAGTAGACATCTCGACCATCATCACGTCTACGTGTTCGATAATAGATCTGGAGCGTCAGTATCCAGCTTTTCATTGGGCTAAACATATATGTTTTACTGAGCCCTATCTTGTCAAAGCCAGTACCACAACTTGATGGTGTGGACACTAATATGTCTGATTCTATTTTATTTTTTTGATTTTCTGCTTTTGATTGTAATGAATTTATAGTACCAATTTTTTTATTTGGGAATACAGCTTTTAAATGTTCTATCATAACTTTACATGTTTTTATTGTTGGTAATAATACAAGACTGGATCCATATGGACATTCCTTTTCACCCATTTGTACAACTTTGATTAAAGTTTTTACAAATGGAGTCATTCTTCCGTCGGATGGAATAACTAAATTCATATATTGTCCAATATTGATTCCATACCTAACCCACATACCTTCTCTTTCAGAATATACTTTACTTGTATTAATAGCTTTAATCTGTTCTCCCGATAAACCTGAAGATGTCCATATTATTCTTGTTTGATGGTATGGCTTCTGACCATATATATTACCTGGTCTTCGGTCCCAAAAGGTTGGAGTTTTCATTTTCTCTCTGAATATTTCGATGTCACCAAACATTTTTTGATATAAATTATTTTCAACCTCATCAGAACGTCCGAATGTACCTGTTAAAAATATAGTATTTTTAATATTTGAACATGATTCAATCATTATAATATTTTTAAAAAACATCTGACACTCATCAACTATTGTAATACCAAATCTATTATTTTTTAAAATTTTTTCTAGATCATAATTTTTATTTATTGATGATAGTGAAGCATGTGATACAACTACAAAATCAGCATCACAATTAACAAAATCTCGTGGTGAATTTATAACCTTTACTCTAGATTGAGAAACATTAAACATTTTTGTTAATGTTTCTCCCCATTGAACTTTAATGGAAGAAGTTGGAACTACGATTAAAGTTTTCATTTGTGTCTTAATCGCAATGTAACATGCCATAAAAGTATTATGAGTAACTATAAAATCATCTGTAAGATATAAATGTTCAGGTGAATCAATATATAAGCATCTACTATTTTCTCTACCAATTAATTTTATATCTTTTATCAATAAACAATCTCTAAAATTATCATTACCATAATTAATAGCTTTCAATGCTATTTCTTTCTTTGATTGTAAAGTAAATAATTTATGTTTTTCATTATTTGGTATTTTAATAAATAAAGTATTATTTTCGATATCAATATTTCCATCCCAACCCAAACTTCTAACAATTTCTAATATCTGATCTAATAATTTTTTAAATGTTGATGAATATGATATTTCAAAATCATCTTCTGTAATATTACCACTACTATCCATCAATCCTTGTAATAAAGATAATCTAATAGTTTTATCATTATATATATAATTATCAGGTATTATTAAATTATCTTTATAAGATTCAATTCCAATAGATGTTCCTAAAGTATATGGATCAATTGATACTTTTTTAGAAGGATATTCTACTGGATCAGATAATCTAGGAATATAATATTTAATATCAGATTTATTAAAATTATTTATTATTTCTTTAAGAATTACTGGATGATATTCTTCATTGTATGATGTCTTCACATACCATAGATGCTCTAATCCACATTTAACTTTACATTCATTATCGAATGTAATTCCATAAACATCTTTTTCTCCCTGTTCATATATTTGAGATATTTTTTGTGGTTCACCATGAGCTCCAAATACATAATCTCCAACTTTGAGTTCTCCCATTGTAGTCCAACCATTTGGTGTTGGAATTCGTGCTGAGTACGGTTCTTCTTTTCCGCTTCCACATCCTAAGATACCTGCAATTTTTTGACCTTTATTAATTTTATCCAATGCAAAATTTATAAAATCTTTTTGTAATTGATTTCTAGGTTCTGCATTATGATTTACTGGTTGAATTGTATTATATGGCCAATATGAATTTGTATCATCTTTAAATATTGCTTTTGGAAATTTTTCTTTTAAACTTTGTTCAAAACCTGGTGGTATTCCTATAGTGCCTTTGTCTTGATCATAGTATAGATATACATTATCCATCTTAGCCACATAATTTTCAATTCTTTCTTTTTCTCTATCTGTATAATCTGATATAAGTAGTCTTGTTCTTTGTTTTAAAATTTCCATCTTATCACTTCCTATGAAAATTCAAATAAATAATAATATTAATCAGTTAAATTAACATTGAGTTTTGATTACGACCCTTTAATAATTTTGAATTATATATTATATTGAATAAGAAAAGAGGTTTGAATAATATGAATCATAATAATCAAATTAAAATTGATAATTCATATGAATCTGCAATAAAAGATGGTAAGTGGAAGGCTCCTGGAAAAGAATTATATGATGAAATAATAAAACTTGGAAATAGTAAGAAAATAAAAAAATTATTGGATGAAATATGGTTATCTCATGAAAAGGAACATATTCCTAGTAATGATGAAAGATATTATATTCCATTTACAACGGCAAATTGTAAATATCCACATCATGTTATTAGTAAAGGAAAATTAGTCTTAAGTATTCCAGGTGTAAAGGCTGCATATATGAGAGCTTGTCAAACTGGAGTAATTAAAGATAGTAAAGTAAAAAATCATTTAAAAAAACATTTTAAAGAATTAAATTTAGAAATGAATGAAAAATTGTTAGCTGAGTGTAAAATTGAAGAAAACATGAATGGATTACTTGATTATTTAGGTATTTCTTTAAATGAAGATTATAGTGAAAATGAATTACCGAATACTTTAGATAAAGCTTTGGATAATATTGAAAATATTGTATATAATGAAAATAATATGGAAGATTTATCAAATAATGGAAAACAAATATTAAAAAATAATACAGTTAAATATGAAAATGTTAATTCATTTACTAATTTATTTACATGGATGGATAATATTCAAAATGGCTACAAAAATAATGAAAATAAAATAATTACATTAATATATGAATATGCGTCTATGAATATGATTCATCCCAGTTATGAAAAAATAAATAAAATATTTCGTGATCTATACACTAAATATAGATTACAAAGTCCAATGGAACTTTTAGAATCAAAGAATGGATTATTACCAGATAAAATAGAATTTTTAAGAGAATATTGTATTGAAAATAATATTAATTTTGATATATATAATATTCAATTAGAAAAATCTCTTAATAAAGAAAATCATTCAATATTAGTAATTTATGAAAATGATAATTTTTATTGGGTAGAAAATAATTGGGATAAATATAAAGGAATTTATGAATATTCTGATTTATATCATTTATTAGCAGATATAAATTTTAAATTTAAATCATCTCATAAATATAATGGAAAATCAGTTATTCATAGATTAGATAATATTCCAAAGTTTGGTATATCATATAATGAATATCTTGATTATATTAATGAACAAGAAATAATAGAATTAAACGAATTGAAAGAGTTTTCTAATATTGATGATTTAAATGAATATTCTCTAAATAAAAATTACAGTGAAAATAATATGGAATATTTTACTGAAATGAAAACTAAAGTAGAATATGCTCTAGAAAGATTCAAAAAGAAATATAATTATGATGATAAAACAAAAACAATGATTGTTGATGGTAAAGAATATTATGTTAATTTGGATATTAAAGATCCTTATATAAGAAATGTTTTTGGAAAAGTACCGAAACAAATTAGTGTTATGTTATCGAGAGATAATAAATATGTTGTAATATTACCAAAAATGTTTTTTGAATTAAAAGATGATAATCGACGTGATGCAATTTTACATCATGAATTAGGACATATTAATCCAGTAAAAGTTAATATGTCATTGAAAGAATACGAAAAAGGTGGCCATATTAATATAGATGAATTTTTAGCTGATATAAATTCTATAAATAAAGTTGATGTTAAATATTGGAAACGAGGATTACGTGAATCACTTCATAAAACAGCTAAATCAATTATTGATAATCTTAATAAATTTTCTATTGATGATCTTACAAAAATTTATACACAGCTGACATTAAATAAAATACCAGCATTTGAAGAATTTGATAAATATAAAGAATTTGTTAATCGTAATAAAGATAAAGTAATTAAGAAAATAATAGCTATTGCTAATACAAGAAATACAGATGATTATTTAACTAGATTAAAAGTTATCGAAAAATATCTATCTGCAGGTGGAAAGAAATTGTTAATGGAATATACTAATTTTGATGACTTATATGAAGCCCCCGATATTATCCCGATACAATCTGGTAATGAATCATCCAAATCATTAGATAATAAATCTCATAATTATTTTTATCATATAATTTCAAAAGATTTCAATGATGATAAAATTACAAGTTTAGAATATCAATATCATCATGATAAAAAATTATATCATGAGAATAGTGAAAAATATAGAGATAGGTTATGTTATGGATGGAATATCTATCCAGATAGAGAGCCTGATGACTTAACTGATGATGAAGTTCATGAAGGAATTAATAAATTTAGAAAATCTGAAGATGGGTGTAATCAAATATATTTCTTTAAATATCCACCCTATAGAAGATTAGGATTTAAAATAACAAGTATAATGAATGAACATAAAATCTATAGAATTGATATTAATGATCCAAGAATAAAAGATTATATTAAATATATTGATTGGGGCTTTGATTTTTCAACACCCAATGATGATAGATTGAATAAAGAATACTATTTAAATGTGACACCTAAAGAATATTTTTCAAAATATGATGATAATAATGAAAACATGCCTGTCTTTGCATTTTTTAATCATATATCAATAGTATTTAAAGATGGATATCTTCCAATTAAGTTGTGTAAAGAAATACCAACACCAAATACTTTAGAAGATGTCATTTCAATAGAATCTAAGAATGAAAATATAAATGAAAGTAAAGAATATTCAAAACCATTTGAAGAAATTAAAACTCCTGAAGAATTATTAAAGTGGATGAGTCCAATTAAATATGGATGGATTGATAAATTTGGTAAAGCTAATTATGATTCCAATGGATATGATATGGATAAACATTATAAATTACAATCTGCAGAAGAAGTTGCTAAAAATAAAATTGGTATTTGTTGGGATCAATGTATATTAGAAAAAGCTTGGTTTGATCAAACCATTGGATGTAAAATATATTTCATTGATTTATATAGTGATGAGTTTTATCATCAAACACATTCATTTATTGTGTATCAAGAAAATGGTAAATATATTTGGTTTGAACATTCATGGGATAAATTTAGAGGTATTCATAAATATAAATCATTTAATGATTTAATGGAAGATGTTAAAAAGAAATTTTCTGATTATTATAAAAAGAAAGATAAAATTAATAAATTTAAACATATATTTATTTCAGAAATTACAAATGTCAAACCAGGATTAACAGCTCAAGAATATATGAAATATGCATATAAAAAAGGAAAACCAATTCATGAACATCATGAAGGAAAACTTGAATTACCAAAAGATGATCCTATAAATGAATCATTGAGAATGATCGAAGAATTTGATTTAAATAAAATATATTTGGAAGTGGGTGAAAATGATTCTGATAAAACTGTAACTGATCAAACTACTGTCAATGATGAAGTTGAAGATAACAAAGAATCTTTTCCAAAGAAAATTGATAAAGCTGAATCTAATAAAAATGGTGTTAGAAGAAAAGCTTTGTATATAGCATTCATAGAATGGTCTAAAAAATATGACCACCGGAATACATTTAGTTCGTTATTTGATAAGGACATTTTTCATCAGACATTTCCTTTTGTTCCAGAATCTATGAGATATTTTTATAGATTGGCAAATCCTCAAAGATGTGTTTTAGCAGGTAATTTAACATTCTTTCCAGTAAATAGATTAAAGGAAGTAAATAGTAAAAATACTAAATTATCTGAAATGATGATATTTGCTTCAACACTAGAAGATCTTAGAATTTTTAACATTAAAGATGGAAAAGTTTATAAAGGAAAAGAAGAAAATAATAATATTGTTTTGGGCGATTTATTATCCAATTCATTTGATTTATATTTACAAAGTATGATTGCTCAGGGAGATATTTTGAATAAACCATTAAATGAAAATACCATTGGTATATAAAATAAAAATATTTATATATTATAATAATGAATATGAATATAACACAACTAATTATTTTCATATATCATTACAAATAAAGGAGTAAGTTAATATGGAAGCAATTTTAAATACTAATGAAATTACAATCAATAGATGTTTTGAGGATTTGGGGTCGGATCCCCTAGATGATATAATAATTGTCATACCGATAATTGTCTTATTTAAACAAATTGGTTATGAGAGAGAAGCTCTCATAATGAATCTCAAAACAAAGGAATTGTTAGAAACATATTAATTATAATTACCATAACCTCTCATATGAGAGGTTATGGTAATTCACCGTATATTCTCTTTTTTTAAGTATATATTATAATTGTGAATAAATAAGAAAGGAAGTAATTCACAATGAAAACATTTGTAAATTTAATGATCACATTATTTGTTTTAAGCACCACAGCACTTTATGCATTCCTTGGCATTGAAATGTTCAACATTTCAATGATCTCGGAGATTTCTGCGTTTTATCGTGCATGTGCAGTTATTGCATGCGTTGTTTTCTCGATGAGTTTCCTTACGTGTGTTGTGTATATTCTTCTGTGGGCAGCGCTGATTGCATATTTCAAGGACATAGTCAGCGCCAAAAAGAAACTTGATTAACAACACAATTTGTGAGCGAAAGCTCACATTTTTTTTTTTTTTATTCATTTTTTTTAACTTTGACAATAATATTTATACATTGAAGGTGAACTAAATGAATTATGAAAAATTTATTGATTTTTATAATTATATAATAAATAATAATATTTCATTACCATCCGGAAGTAATTCATTTTATAATATTGATAATGGTGTTATTAATCTATATGCAAATGATGATAGTATTTATGATATATTTACAGATGAAGGAATCATTGATTCTGGTAATGGAGATTTGATAATAAATAATGATAAATTTAAATCATTAAATATTATTCAAGATACTAAATTTCTATTAAATAATACATTAATAATTGATAATGGAATTTTATACGTTCATGGTATTTTATCATTGAATGAAAATTCTACATTATCAATTAAAAATAATTCTACTGTTATTTTTTACCCAGATTCAAAATTAATAGTAAAAGATAATGTTAATTTAAATATTGAAAATTCAAATGTATCAATATATGGAAAAATTGATATACATTTATCAAACATATCTACATTGATTGATGACGAAAACATTTATATTGATTCAGCAACATTATTTGAAGTTGAAGGAATTAATACATCAAATAGAATATTTAGTTTAAGTGATTATGAAATATCATTACGTGAATTATATATTAATGAAAATACACAAGGTGAATTTGATAATGGTGATTTTCGATATCAATATATATGGAAAAATTCATATGGTGATAAAAATAAATTATTGGAATTATCATTGGATAGTGGAGAAGCTCCACTCGGAGATTTCAAATTCTCAGTATTGGGTATTCCTGAATCTTTAGCAGATAATAAACAAATGATATCAGAATTAAATATTGAAGAAAAAGGAATCTTATATATTTCTGATGAATTTAAAGAATCTACTTATATCAGACCCAATCTATACATTGGAATAGAAATTGGGAATAATTTAACACCTGGAAATTGTAATATATATGGAAAATTAATATTATCTGGAAAAAATTCATTTGTTACAATAGATAGACATGGTACTTTACATATTAAAGAAAATGCAACAATGATAATTGAAAATAATAGTAAATTAATATCTACAAATAATGAAAATAATCATGTATTATTTATTAATGGAATATTAATAATCGATCAATTGGAACAATTGGTTGGATTTAATAACGACAATATTGTATTTGGAGAAAATGGAAAATTAATAATATTAAATAAATATGACGATAGAAAAATTTTATTCTCAACACCAAATGGAATTAAAGAATCATATTTATATTCATTATTTGAAAATAGATTGGATAAAATCGAATATCATATTAATGAAAATACTGGTATTAAGATTGATCAATTCTATGAATATTATGAAAGAGAATTTACTGAATGTTACAATGGAATGAGATTTGAAAAAGCTATTAAAGAAGGATACATAATATTTGAAAATGGATTCATAGAATTAGATAGTAAAATAATTCCTTGGGTAACATTAAATTGTAATTTATTTGACGCTGCTAAAATATTTAAAAATAATTCGACATCGGATCGAAAAGATAGATTACAACAAGTAGTAGATCATTTAAAATATGTAGGATGCGGAAATATTGTTTTTAGATTTATCGATGAAAATGAATATAAAGAATATACTTTACACTTGGAACCAATTAAATTGAAAAATGTTATTAATAAACCATTACAATCAAATGAATATATAGTGAGTGTAAATAATGAAGGTCAACTATTTTTAAATAATAATATTGATGAAATATCAAATGAATCAATCATAAATGAAAATTCATTAAAATTTGATTTAGAAGAAGGAAATAATACTATCGAAATAAATGAATAAAGGATGTTTTAATATATGGAAGATTATATAAAAGGATGTTTGATCGGATTGTTATATGTATTAATTGGATCATTATTGTTAAATGAAAATGTTTGTGTATTAACAGTAATTATTTTATTAGCATCAATATTTATTTTTTTGATACCATGTAAAAATAATAAATCATTATATTTATTATTTTTACAAAATATTATTGGATATGAATATTAATAATTATTATAGGATGAGATTTAAAATCTCATCCTATAATATATTTTTTTATACAATAATAAAATTAAATACTAATCTCATTGGTTCATAATTTAATGATTTCACAATAACATCACATCTCAAAAATTGTTCATCTACTTGAAAATTATAATCTTCTTCACCCGTGATCATTAATGAATCATCGGAATCGATACTTACATTAAGTTCTGAATTACCACTATATTTCTTTTCATACAATGCTAATGAAAATTCAACATTTTCTGGAAATGGTTTATCACCCAAAACTTCTTTTGTGAAAATATCTTCAATTCTGATTGGCATTTTAATATATATTGTACCACTAATATTAAATTCTTTTGGTAATTCAACATCGATTGGATTTATATTAATAGCTCCCAATAAATATTCTTTCTCTTCTTCTTTTGGAGATGGATTATTCGGTTCAATTATTTTTTCCCCATTGATATATTTTTTAACATCTTCACTAATATTTTCAGGAACTTCTTCCAACTTCATAACTTTTTTTAATATTAATGATGCATAATAATGGATTAATGCAATATTTTTCATGATTAACTTTACCCCCTAATAGTAAATGATTCTGGAATATCTTTACTTGTAATTATACATTCATTATAGTATTCTTGATCATTATCCAGTTTTGTAAATACCGTATAACTTGCTGTTTCATCAACTCTAATATTTGGTAAATTAAACGTACTTTCTGTTTTGTAAATTATTCCATCAGATGATGAATTATTTGTATATATCAAATTACCATTATCATCAATATCAAATGAAATATTATCATCACTGGATGTTATTATTAATTCATCATTAACTAATGAGAATGATAAATTATCCTGGATGTTATTATTAATTCATCATTAACTAATGAGAATGATAAATTATCATTGTTTGATGTTATTAATAATTCTCCATTTTCATTTATGGTCATATAAATATCCATTTCATTATCAATGCCGTCAACAGATTCTACAGTATTACCACTATCATCAATCATGGAAATAATTGATAGATTATGAGGTTTTTCTAATAATTGAATATGAGAAGCATCCACGTCACCCGTATTGATTAAATGAATCTTATACTTAAGAATTTTATCAGTATGAGTATTATCATTAGATTCATTATTATTGGATGAATTATCATTTACTAGCAAATTACCATTATCATCAATATCAAATGAAATATTATCATCACTGGATGTTATTATTAATTCATCATTAACTAATGAGAATGATAAATTATCATTATTTGATGTTATTAATAATTCTCCATTTTCATTTATATTAATTTTAACATCGTTATATTCATCATCAGTATCTGATGAAGTATTATCATCATATGAAGATTCTAATTCTTTATATGAGGTTGATAAATCAGCAAATCCATTAGAAGGTAATTTTACAGATTCAATATTGTCACCATTAATCATTATAAAATTTTTGAAATATTCTGGATCAATAATTCTACATTCAACTTCATATATTTCTGATGATATTGGATCAATGTTTCCAATATTGTATACTTTTTCATTTTCAGGAGTAATTTCAATTCCTTCTGAAGATTTGAAACTAATAATTTCCAATCCACGAGGATTTTCAACAATTTCTACATTATTAGCAGTTCCTGATCCTGTATTATTAATTGAAATAATATATTTTACTATATCATCAATATTATATTCTTCTTTAATACTATCATTAGATAATGTTTTCGTTGATTTACTAAGATCGGGTGAAGTATTCATATCTCCAGTAATTATTGTAATATCAGGTATATCATTAGCATGAATTACTGTGATATTTCCTATTGCTGGAAGTGATATAACTTCACAATCTACAAGTAATGTTACAACTTCATCTACTTTAATATCACCCAATGGGAATTTATTTGTTTCTCTATTCAACATGATCAACATATCATCATTTGTACGTAAAACTGATGTTATGTTTAAGCCAATTAATTGTTGAGAAATAAATACATCTTCCGCTGGGCCATCACCTGTATTTGCAATAATTATTTTATATCTAATATTATCACCAATACTAATATTATCTAACGATGATTCTAAATTAACTAATGAACTTGCTAAGAAAGGTAAACCATTATTAATTTCAACTTCTACCAAATTAGGATCTGGATCCAATGATTCAATATATGGATTCTCCAATATCCAATTATTACCATCAAAAATAAATACATGATTATGGTTTGCATGTAATGATTGTTTGTTAATATTTTTTCTTGCATATATAATTGGAAATTCTCCACTATCATCAACATTTAATTTTGTTATATCGGAAGATTTATCACTATTTTCAAAATTGATTGCGACCATAGTTCCTCTTTGTAAATTAAATTTCAATCCATATTTTTGCATCACATCTGATGATAGATATGCATATTTAGTACTTCTACTTCCAAGTGTTGTTGTCCAACCTAAGAATGGACCTTTGTCGTTATTTCTAACCCAATCTGTAGTTGCAAAATTATCATTAGTTATTCCATCAGGTAATTCTTCTTTACTAACACCAGAAGGATTTTGAATAACCCAATTATTACCATCGAAAATAAATATATATGAATGATCAGCTCTAATCATTCCTTTTGATAATTCTTTATTTCCAAATAATACATTAATAGCTCCTGTATTTTGTACATTTAATTGAATTGATCCAGTATTATCATATTTAAATGTAACACAAATGGATGATCCTTTTTGTGGAGTAAAATAAACATCATTTGTATATGTTGATGATAACACAACTCTTTTTTCATTTATTGATTCTTTTGTATTACATACTCCAAATATTAATCCTGCTCCATTTTGTCTAACCCATTCAGTTGTTGCAATCCAATCACTATTATCATCATTTGGTGGAGTAGTTGATCTTGGTTCGCCTGTTAATCTATATTGGTTTCTAGCAGTATCCGGAAAATGTAATGGAGCTCTGCTAACATCAGTAGGATGTCTGTGGTCTGACATTGCATAATATCCATCATCTGTTCCTTTAAATATAATTCCATCCATTAATGGATCAATATTAGAAGCTCTAGCATGTCCGAATAAATCAACATTAGCCCTTCCATAAATACTTCCAGATGAATTAGCATGATATTTATCAGCTTTATTTTCATTCAACCATCTACCCATATTAGCTGATAATGGATTTATAGGAGATATTGAATCTAAAGTATCAATAACTTCATATGTGTTTAAATCCATTATTAATTGAATGATTTCATCTCTATCTGCTTTTCTATTATTTAAAATTCTTCCCATATTGGCTGATAATGCTCGATCAGTCTGGAATGAAATTAAATTATCAATTACATTATTTTTAACAAATTCCGTAGTAGCTAATCTAGTAGATTTATCAGTTTCAACTGGTGTGTTTACTGTAGGTTCACCTGGTAAATTAATAGAATCCGATAGTTCTCTTTCTGTAATACTCCCAGGAATAATTTTTGTTATAATCACACCATCAGATTTTACTTCAACATCAACGTTTTCACTTTTTCCACCAGTATATTCAGAAACGAGATTTTGAATATCCATTCTATTCTCAGTTCCATCTGGCATCGTTATAACTAATTCTTTATTATCACTATCATATGTTAATGTTTCCAATGTTTGCACTATTGGTATTCTAATTGTTAACTCAGATCCATCTCTATAATATAATGATAATGTACATGTTGAAGCATCCCATAAAGCATTAGCAATAAAATTATTATTTCCAATATCTTGTGTAATATTAGAAAGTCTCTCATTAATCAAATCCAATTCATTTTGAGTAGCTGTTGAAATTGGTTTATTAATATCAGATGTATTATCAACATTACCAAGATCAATTTGTTCTTTTGTAACAAGATGAGGATTATCAAAATTATTAATATGATCTAAATATGTATCATTGGATACAGCACCAATTTGAGCAGCTGTAATTCTATGTGGATTTTCAAAATCAGATATATGTGCTTCTAATTCATGATTTACATTATCAGATGAAAATTCTACTTGACTCATTGAGCGTTCAATATCATCTAATCTATTATTGGTTGCTTCAAATTCTTTTGTTATGTATAATTGAGTAACGGTGCCGTCTATATTTTCTCCTAATTCATTATACAGAATTGGAGCATTTTCAATATCTTCATAACTAATATTTCCATAAGGAATTTGATTTCCTTTATTAATCCATTCATTAATAATTTCATCAAATGATTTCCAAGCTGTTTCATAATCAAAATCATCTGTTTTCATTAATATTGATCCAGCTTCTCCACCAGTTGGTACACCTATGCCTGGTTTACCGTCGAAATAGTCTACTCCTTTGATTGGAGTATATCCAGCAGGACCTTGTAAATTTACAGGAGCAGGTGGTGTAGTATCAGAAGTTAATTCAAAACCTAATTCCTTATCGGAAGACCAAACTGGTCTGAAGAAAAATGTTGATCCACCTGGAACAGATGTACCACTTTCACTATTTCCTGAATCAGCAAATATTGATTTAAATTTTCCTGATATCCAAACACACATTGTTGTATCTGGATATCTGATAACAAGATCACCAATTTCCATTGATTGTAAACCAATCAATTGCCATGTATTACCAGGTTTCTTAATATAAATTTGACAGTCTTGTGTTTCATTTACAGCATAATCTGTATTAGGTTTTAAAGCAAAATAAATTTGCGATACATCTGGTACTTCTGGTAAAGATTCTCCATATGGTAATATGTAGTTAGGATTCCATAAATCAGCATCATAATCCACTAATGTTGCTGTATTATATCTTTCATCATATTTGATACTCTTATAATTAAAAAATGATGATCTTATGTTGATAAACATATCATCAATTTCATTACGAGTATATGTACCAGTTTGATGAGCTGTTACATTATGAGGATTATTTAAATCAGCCAAGTGATCTTCAAGATCATCTTGACTTGCTTTAGAATTCCAAATTTCTTTTTCATCACTAGTAACATGAATATTATCATTATTAATGTGAGTCTCGATATCAGGTAAATCATCAATTGTATTCCACTTTTCACGTTCTTGTTGTGTTACATGGCTTTCAGTATTATTTATATGATCTTGATATTCTTTATAGTTTACTTTTGTTTCCCCAAATAATCCAATAGCTTTTTCAGTGGGAATTTTAAAATGAGATAATGTGGCAACATCAGAACTAATTGATTTTGATACTTCGAGATCACCAATTTGTCCTTCTTGACCAGTATATGTCATTAATCTTCCACTAATTCCAGCTGCAACTTTAGGTTGCTTGTCTTCTATAAGTGTATAAATTGATTTAAGTTCATCAGTTAATGTTGTTGAACTTTCATCAAAATCTTTCCTAATTGCATCATAAATCGTTTGGGGATAAATATTAATAAAGTCACCAGCTGGGATAGGTGTATCTTCTTCTGTACTTTTCCAACTCCTAAGTTGTTGAATTACATTAGATAGTAAGTTTCCCATAGCAATTAGTTCACCTCTTTACTTTAAAATAATCTTTGAAAATTTTATTAGGAGGTTGTATGAAAATGCCAGATGAAAGTACAACAACAACCAGTGAAAATTCCGGTAATTCTGGAGGATCTACTACTAAAGCTGCAGATTTAAAGAAAGGAAGTTCGCAACAAGAAAGCAGTGGCGGGGAAGGAAATGCTGAACAATACATAGGATATTTTGTGGACAAAGCAGCTGAAAAAATATCAGAAAGTAGTGGGGGAAATTCAATTGTAAGCACAATAGTATCATTATTAAAAAATTTACTTTTTGGAGATAGTCTACCTAGTTTAACTGGAGGAGGTTCTGGGATAGGAAATACTCTTACAGATAAAATTCTTCCTGGAGTAAATATTGATAATCCATTTACTAAAAGAACAACTGCATCAGAAAATTGGAGTTTTAACAATGCTGAACCAGTTCCAGAATATCATAATGTTTACAAAGTTAAATATGTTGAGCCTGAATTTAAAGCAGTAATTGAAACTGATGAATTTAAAAAAGATATTTATAATCAAAATACAAAAGTAATTCAGAATAAATATTTATTTCCAAGAGAAGCTACTAGTGAAAAAGTTATGAAAGATGATAAACTTAAAAAATATGATTATCAAATTCTTGTAGGAGATCCTAATTTAGAATTAAGCAAATCATTAGAAGACAAATTACAAGAATTCAGAGCATCTGTTGGATTAACTGTTCATGGTAGTAATAGAATTGCACGAGCCATGAAATATTATATGTATAATAGATATAAAGTTCCAGATACAAATTTAGCTCATGTTAAAACATTTACTCATGTATTTTTTACAAGACCGGATTTAAATTTATTGGAAAAACATGGTAATTCTTTTTCTGCTAATAAACAAATAAGAGAGCATAGTGATGCTTCATTGTACTGGAGAAAATATCCTGATTTGTTTAAACTGTTAACAGAATCAGATCGATGTGGAGATACATCTAATTTGAATCTATTATTATCAAATCAAATATATTCATTTGAACCAAAAGAATCTGAATTACAAACTGAGAATGTTGGTAAAAACTGGAATGATTATTCAATACTTTACGGAAATGCTTATACTAATAAAACAGGAAATGATTTCTCATGTGAATTTATTGATACAGCAAATTTGGAAATTATGCATCTATTAAAATTGTGGATGTTGTATATTGATAATGTTTCAAGAGGGGCTTGGAAGCCATCATATGATTTGCCATCGGGTGAATGTGGAAAATGTTCTGTTAGAATGACAGATAGTCATGTATACCAAAGAACTTTGGATTATGCTGCAAGTGCATATATGTTTAAAGTTGGACCAGATGGAGAAGATATTTTATACTGGACAAAATACTATGGAGTATTTCCACTAAATGATGGATCTGATGTATTACGATGGACCAATAGTCCAGAAAGTGCTTCAACAGTTCCAAAATTAAATATTAAATTTGCATATTCGTTTAAACGAGATATGAGTCCGCTATCAATTGTGGAATTTAATAATAATTCTGGAATTTTAAAAATAGGAACGGAAGATACAATTGAATCATATAGTCATGAATATAATGAGAGTACTCGTCCTTTTGTTGGTATTCCATATGTAGATGTTAGTCTGGGTAGTCCAATCTTAAATAATGACGATGTATCAAATGGTCAAGATACTCATTTACGTTTAAAATTTGTTAAAGATAAAAAAAGAGATGATGAAATGTTATATCGTCCGATACCAACTTATATTGGAAATGGAGCAGCTAATTCTAAAAATAATTCTAATGGTATCGATAAATTGAAAGATCAAGTTGCAAATAAAGCTAGTGAATTACTTAAACCTTTTAGCCAGAAAATAATTTCAACAAATAGTACAGGAATAACTCCAGGATTTTCAATAGGATAAAATAATTAAGGAAGTGAATGATAAATTATGTTAGAAACTGTAGGAAAGAATGATACTTATGTCAGAAATTATACAAGTATTTTTGATGTTAAAGAATTCATACAAAATGTTTTGATACCTAAAGCATTTCCATCAATTGAAGCAAATAAATTAAATCTAGGATTCACAGGTATTGTATCTGAATATATTGGAGATGCTATTGAAGATTCAACATCTGCAGCTGCATTAATGTTAAATGAATCTTTTATTACCAAAGCAACTATCCCATCATCAATTTATGCACATGGAGCTATATTTAATAAATCATATTCATATGCAGTTCCATCATCATGTACATTTGCATTACAAATTTATATTGATGATATTTTAGAATATTCTGAAATTACAAATAATGCTAGTATTTATAGATATAAAATAGATAAAGATACAAAAATTACATTGGGTAAAAATATTTATAAATTTGATTATGATATATTCATTGATCATGAGATGAGAAATGGTCATAGAATTTATAAAGTTTATTACAATACTGATGATGAAATAAATTCAATATCTGATCTAGATAGTAAATATATCAACTATCAGGTTTCTGGGGATAGTTGGTTAATTTTATTTGTGACTGTAAAAGAATTTGATAGAAAAATCATAACTAAAAAAATTACTGATAATAAAGTTACAACAAATAGTGATATTGAATTATCATGGACTAATCAAATATGTGGTATGGATGTTGTATATATTTCTCCAAAAGGTAATAGACAACAAATTGATTTAAAACAGATTTATACAAATCCTAGTATAGATCCATTTGTTTGGTATTTTTTTACTGATGATAATAAAATGTCATTAACATTTAATTCCGATGAAGGATATTGGACTCCTGAATTTAATAGTAGTATTGAAGCTACTATTTACACATGTAATGGAAGCGTTAGTAATTTTACAGAATATACTAGAAATACTAGTGTTCCAGTAACAAGAACAGGTGAAAGATTTAATTATAACTCTAAAACAAAAATGGTTGCGTTGTGTTGGTCTGCATCGACAGGTGGACAAAATAGAGGAAATATTGAGAATCTTAGAAATGATATTATATTAGCATACAATAGTGCAAATGCATTAACAACTGAACATGATTTGGAATTGTGGTTTAATGATTATGCAAAAAAATCAGGTGTAAGAAATAAATTCTTCAAACGAAGAGATGATCCAAGTGGAAAATTATTTTCACAATTTATTTCCATTAGTAAAGATACAGAAATATTTTCTACAAATACATTATCAATCAAAGTTGATCAAAATGATTTTGATTTTGTAAATTATGATAATGATGGATCAGCAAATGAATTTATTTTAAAGGCTGGACATATTTGGGAATATGACAATGATAGTAGAACTACATTGAAATTAGTAAATAATGGCAGTGGTAATGCTATGATATATGATGAGGTAATTCCAGAAATTACTGAAGATAGACCATTTATGTTTGTCAATCCATTCAGTATTAAAATATTTAAATCTCCAGCAATAGTTATGAATTATAATTATTTAATTAATGAAATTTCATGGCCTGAAAATATGTTAATCAAAACAAATTCATTTTACAATTTCCAAATTTCATCAATAAATATTACCAGAACATTGTCACATACGACAAATAACAAATATCATATTGAATGTATTTGTATTCCGTCAATAGCTATTAATTCAGCATTTAATTATATTGAAGGAATTGGATCAGATTATCCAGCAAATAAAAATAATTTACGTGTTATATTAATATTGACTAACATATTAGATGGAGATTCTGGTTATATTGAAATGAGTCCAACTGAAGAATTAGATACTGGGGCTTTTAAATTTGAAACAGATATTTCTGTAAAAGATAATCTTCAATCAAATATGATTGAAATTGATTTGGAAAATTCACCAAATGTTACATCATTAACCTATAATGGTGACAGGGCTGAAAGAGTATTCATTGATTCAACAGAAACTTTATTTAATATTATGACAATAATTAAAGATTTTGATAATACTGATACAGCTATGATATTCAATGATCCCCAATTCAAAGGTTACATTCCTACAGATAGATATAGAAATAAAAATAGGGAGTTAAATTTATATAAACCATTAAGCATGATGAGATCAGTATTAACATTTACAGGAGATAAAAATTCTGGGTACACGATAGAAGCTTCACTAATTCCATTTGTTAAATATGATTTACCTCTTGATGATGAATCAATGGAATATTTTATTCAATCATTCAATGATCAATATAAAGCAATGGAACCAGTTTTATCACAATTGGAAGGAAATAGTTTCTTAGATTTTAAATTATATAATACATATGGAAGATCCAATAATTATTATGTAGGACCATCTGAAGATGGAATACTTGCAAATTCAGATTTGGTATTGGATGATGTTTATGTAAAAATGAAATTTAAGATATCTGTAAAGGATAGAAGTTTTTATTCCCAAACTGTTGATGAAGTAATTAATGAAATAGAAGATTACTTTAATCAATTAAATGAGTTGAATAACAATTTAGATATTCATATGTCCAATTTAATTAGAACATTAGAACAAAACGTTCCCAATATTAGATATATTAGATTTTTAGGATTTAATAATTATGATAGTTCTAAACAATCAATCTTTATTAAATTTAAAGATATTTCTGAATTACAACAAGAAAAACTAATTCCATATGTTCCAGAAATATTAAGAGTTGATAAAAATTCTATTGAAATTATTGAAGAAATATAAAATATAAATTATGGCAGTCTTAATATAGACTGCCATAATTTATATTTATTCATTAATTTCATATAATACATTTATGCAATGTTTATATTGTTTTTGAACATTTTCTGTTGTATCATCTTCTGTTGGAACTAACATCACAACATTATCAGAATTAGTTATTTCCTCATAAGTAATCAATGATGTTCCAGGATTAGCTGCAACTGTTGAACATGCGACATGTTTAATATCATATTTTGGTATTCCGTTGGAATCTCTGCTACCATTATACCAATCATAAAGTCTATCAAACATATCATTGATAATTCCTGTTGAAACAAAAGTTATCTTCTTCATTATAAAATACCTCCGAAATAAAAAAGCTTAAAAGTCGAATATTATTACAACGTAGTTAATAAATTACTAAAATTGCATATTTTTTAAGAAGAGGTGTTTATATTATGAAACCTGTAGGATTATCACAATATTATGATATGATCAAAAATGGTGAAGATCCAAATATTATAAATTCAGATAGTAGTTCATTTACTCCAATAATTCATCATATGCATGATCACGATGACTTTGATTGGAAGAATAAAGTAATGGATAAGTATCATGATCTTAAGAATAATTGTGCAAAACATATTCTTGTAGATATTTATTTCCATTCTTTACCATTGGATCATGATTACAAATGTAGAAACATGGGTATGATAAAACAAGATGTTGATAAAATGTTACAAAATAAAGGAATGGATGCAACACAATATCTCACATCATGCTATGAAAAAACAAAAGCTCCATTATTGAATTATATTATTAGAAGTATTGATGAAATTGGTAAACGTTACTTAGAAGATGCTAGCCAAGCATTAGCTAAAGCAAAGAATCAAAACGGGGCAGTTCAACAGTCTCCCGAAATTAAAAATCCAGATTCTGAAGAAGTTGCATCACAATTAATCGATGTTAAAAAATATCCAGAGTATGAAATGTTTATGAAAGAATTAACTGATACAACTAAAGAAAAAATTGTCAGTGATACCGTTGGAATAATTAAAAATAAACAAGATGAACGAGGAATGAAATTTAACAAACCAGTTGACAATACCGAAGTTAAGAATGAATCAGCCATTGTATGTGGAATGGATTATTTACAAAAGATCTTATGGGAGCATGTAGATATAATAGAAAATAACCAAGAAGAATTATTAGGGATTGTAATTAGAGAATCTGTATTAAATCAGTTGGATGTTGTATTTAAACAGAGTGGTCAATACGTTGAAGATTTTCATAAAAAACTTTGGAAAAATCAAGGTGTGTTGATTAATGAAAGTGTAAAGGATCTATTCATTCATGAATAACATAATATTATTTAGAGAGATTCTTATATAAGAATCTCTCTAAATATAATTTAACAAAATTGAGGTGATCTGATAATATGGCTGTCGCTAATGAAGAATTTGATTGTGTGAAAATGTTAGAAACGGAACTACAACAATTAGAAGGAATTCAAAGACAGAATCCAGAATCTGGTGATAACGCTGGACAAAGTGAATATTTCTACAGTAGATATACAAATAGATTATTTGGTGCCCCATATCAATTATTACATTCAGTAGATTTTAGATTTCCAAATACCAATCCTAACATTGGAAATGAATATTTGAGAAATTTTTTATTAAACGCTCCTATATTGGAAATAAAAGCTGGTATTCCAATGTATACATATCAACAAAATTGGATTGATGAATATACTAAAAGAATGATTCCCGGAAGACAATTTACTTGGGGAGCTGTACTAAAATATTTATGGAGCTTTTTTACAGATACAGCACCACAACTTAGAATGTTTACATTTGCAAATAGATATTTGGAATATATGGCTCATGTAAATTATATGTGTAGATCGATGGCTTATTTATTAAATTTAAGATTGGAATCAGATGGCGATAATAAATCATCAAATACGCCCAATACAGATTCATCAGAATCAAGAGCTTATCCAAGTGGAGTTCATATGCAAAATGCTGAACAATTAGAACCATATAATGATTGTCGGTGGGAAAATTACAGAATGACTAATGGTGAGGCACCAAAAGTTCCTTCAGCTGATTCATCACTAGGAAGCAATTTATTTGAGCAAACTGTTAATCTTGGTGCTAGAGTATTTTCTAGAAGTTATCCTCGAATGGCATCATTTTTAGCAGCATTGGGATTATTTGATAAAGAAAATTTACAAGCGAGTGTTGATAAAGGTTTAGACTACGGAGTAAAATTCTTAGTAGAACCTACATCTGTTAATGAAAATTTGGAGAATAATGTAACTGAATCTGTCGTATCACAAACCATTAATGGTTTGTATAATTCAGTTGGAACTGAAGTAGCATTTCTTATGGATAGTAATGCTCTTGGTCCAATTGGTGATGCAATTACATCTACACTGCAAGGAGCAGCTTCTGGATTAGCTAAAGTAACTGGAGAATTAGTATCAGCTGGTTTAGGTTCCGAGTATGTTAATAATTTAACCTCATCTATTGGAAATACTCTTAGAGGACAAAAAATGATTTATCCTCAAGTATACAAAGATAGTCGATATAGTACTAATTATTCCTTCGTGGTTCATTTAAATAGTCCATATGGAGATGTGTATAATTATTACATGAATATAATTGTACCATTGATGCATTTAATTTGTTTAGCTGCACCGAGATTGATAACAGGAAATGGAACAAAAGCACCCTATATTGTACAAGCTTGTATTCCTGGAATGTGTACAATTGACATGGGAATGATAACTAAAATGGAAATTACAAAAAATAAAAATCGATCACACGTATCCGTTGATGGTTTTCCTCTTGATATTGATGTAAATTTTACAATTGAAGAATTATATAGTTCATTACCAATATCATCTGCATTTAGCCCTGCATCATTTTTAACAAATGAAACATTAAATAATTATTTAGCAAGTATGGCCGGACTAAGACCATCGTTTGATACAAGAGCAAAAGTTCTTGCGTTGACAGAAAAATCAATGCAGGATTATGCGAAACATTGGCCTCAATGGGCTATTGAAACTCTTGCAACTGGACAAGGTAATACTAATTAAAAAAATATAATAATTTCAATAGATAGGAATTTAACCTATCTATTGAAATTATTTATTATTTTACAAAATTTTTATATATTTCATTTGATTGTAATTTCTCATATAAATCTTTAACTAAACCTTGCATTTGTGGATGAGCTCCTGCACTCATTCGTAAATTAAAGAAATGTTTCCAACTCCATAAAGGAGCTGTCATAACAACTTCTGTTTTTAAAGAATTTGGTAACACAGCTCTAGCAATTTGAGGTTGTTCACCTAAATCCAAAAGTTTTAAATAATGATATTCAGCATTTTCACATGAAACTTTCCAACAGTTATAATTATAAGAATCTTCATTATCAAATGGAGAAATTACAGTAATTTCGTTACCAAATTTATCTAAACTATAATTAGCATATCTAGTACTTTCAACACTAAATGATGCAATTCTATGTCTAGTTAATTCAGCCATAATTCCACGATCGCAAATAAATTTTACTGTCAAGTATCTATGTTTTTGTTGTTCTTCTTTTGTTAATGAATTTTCAATTTCATTTTGTGTCAAAAATACTTTATTAGATTCATTATAACAATTAAAGATTTTTTTATCTACCAATCTTGTCAAATAATCATTTGAATTATAGTATCCTAAATTTATTTTTGAGGCAATAGAGAATGACATTAAATATCTTTCCTGATATAATGATTCAGGATAATACTTTATGCTTCTAGTAATATTTACAAATCTATTATATGGATTAATGGTATCCCAATGATTTTTAATATCATAATATTCTTGTTTGGATAATTCTGTCACATATGTAAAATGTTCTAATACACTAGTATGTCTACGCATTATTAATTGATCAATAAACTTTATACATGAATCTTCTGTTATCCTGTCTTCTGATTTGTAACAAGTCCTACCGATCTTTTCTAAAAACTTATAGACAGCAATTTTATCATTAGCATCCGGATATTCTAAAATTTCTACACTTGGTTTAACTATCTTCATGATTTAATACCTCCTCTGTATTTACATCAATAACTGATGTGACATGATGCCAAATATCGTTTAATACATTCTTTTTACTATCTTCACCATTGATTGTTACAATACTACATAATTGATTTTTTAATAATATACTAATAGATTTGTTATAAGACTTATCAATTTTTTGTAATTTGGAAATATTATCTTCATATATGCTGATAGTTCCTCTTCGTTTACTAATCCTATCAATTGCTACTTTTGGATCAATTTTTATATGTAATATTAAATCAGGTTTCAATCCTTGATTATCTAAAAATCTATTATATATTTCGATTACTTTTTGTGAAAATAATTTTTCATCCAAATCAATTCTATTATATAAAGAATATGCAATTGTTGATAATATGTATCTATCACAAATTACATTAATTCCATTTTTAAGATTTTTAGAAATACCATTATTTTCATTTAGAATATGATCCATTCTATCAATTTCACATAATTTATTAATAATTCCTCCGTTTTCTTTTCGTTTACCTGATAAATATTCACGTCTAATTAATCTACCAATTGGACCATTGGATGGTTCTCTAGTAAACATTATAGGAATATTATACTTTGAAAATTTCTTTTGAAGTAATTTAATTTGTGTTGATTTACCACATGAATCAATTCCTTCAAATATAATAAATTTACCTTTATTCATTGTATTATCATCCTAACCGATGTAAAGTTTTTAGTAGTAAAGTTATACTTTTTATATAAATTTTATTTTATTTAATTGAGGTGAAATATTAATATGGCAAAAAGTATATTACCAAGTGGAGAAGTTATATCAACAAGTCCTGAAGAGATCCTCAGGTATGCCAACACAGATACGATTAGGCAATTGATGAGACAGCATAGAATATTATGGAATATGAAAACATCGAAGAATATTGAATATACAGATAATCTTACATTGTATAAATATGCTGGATCGGTTCATAATGAAGAAGGATATCAAAAAATGGAAATTAAAACATTTCCTGATAATAATGCTCCAGAAGGATATGCTGGAGTATTGATTGATAGCGGAATGCTTGGATGGGCATATGACGTTGATAAATGGGATCAAGCTCTTTCCGAGGAATCTAAATCAGCTAAAGTTGGAAGAACTATCATTGGAACAAAGGCAAAAATATCTGAAAAAGAAGGTTATGGGTTAGATGATAATAAAAAAATAACATCTAAAACTCACAACAGAAATGCTATGATTTTACTAGATTCATATGATGGAAGAGCATATTTGTTATCCAACGATGATCCTCATTATGTTAATAATGAATCACGACAACTAGATGAAAGATTACCAAATAGAAGTATTGCTAGAATTGGCGATATTCCAACAAGAATTACTCAATTACAAAATGATTTAAATTTTGTTTCTGATCCAGATTATCAGCATACCGATAATAATTTCACAACTTCAAATCGTTATGTTTTAGATAACTTAGACGATAGAACTTTTGTTTACCCAGAAATTAGTCGTGATTTCAATGGTGGAGATTTAATTGCAAACAGACGAGTTAGTTTAAAAGGTGAACCTTACTATGGAGAATGTGATGAACCAGAAAAACAAAATACTCAGCCCGATTTAGGAGTGGAACCATTATTAGGAAGATATGGAGATAGACATGGAGATTTAAATAGTAATTATAACATAAATAAAAATTTTAGTGGAGTAACTCATACTGATGGATATTTACCAGGAGTATTTAGATCATATGAAGAATTATGTAGGGTTGACTTAGTTGATCAAACCTATACAATTAGAACTCAGACAGCTACTCCTGGTGCAAGAAGATCAAGTAACTATTATATTCATGATGGAATTTGGGAAGATAATTGGTTTGATGAAATTGATATCAATGATTCATATAAACATGAAGCATTGAATCCTACTAATATGGAAAATAGATTAGATGGAATGCAACCATGTCCATATAATGAATTAGAACAAACTAATCCTTTATACAAAACCACAAAATTACATCAATGGAGGTATAATAGAATTACCACTAGATATTATAGTAAAGATATTAGTATAAATATTATTAAATCAGGAACTAATTATAGAGTTGGAGATATTCTACATTGGAGTTTTTCAAATAATGTTTTCATTTATGAAGTAACATCTGTTGGAGATAAAGGACAAATTCAGTCTGGTATGTATAGAGTTGAAAATGATAAAGTTTTTAAACAAAATCCTAGTACATATGGAATTGGTATTGAATTTTCCAATATGAGCGGAATTGGTTCGGGAGCATTATTAGAAATAAAATCAAAAGCTACTATTGAAACATTTGCTGGTCAAATTAAAAATAATTTGTATGCATATGTTGATATATGTCCAACAGTGAGATCTGAAAATCATACAGAATGGTCTGATAATAAAGAAGTTGATGATCAAGAAGGTTTAATAGTAAAACAATCTACAGCTGCTGGTCCTGCATATAGTGGAATAAATAGTGGAATTGGTGGCCCAGATGATGATAAATTCTATGAGCATGGTGGAAATGCAACTGCTGGAGTACATGTACATTTATTCAGATATGTAATTGATACATTAAATCCAACTTGGGTTGAGAGAGATGGGATTAAAATTTATCTTGGTAAATGGTGTGATATGGGTCCACTTGGATTAGAAAGACCTTGTGATATAAAAGCACTATTATTCTCTAATGCTGATTGTAATAATTTTAATAATTATTATAAATTCTCTATGGATAATTTATTAAGACGAATGAACAATAGTGGAGATGGTGTTGAAACTTTTGATGATAATGCAACAGAAATTCCAAGAATTCATATTGATCAAAAGGATCCTGAATCAGATCAAAAATTTTATGAAAAACAATTTAATCCACACACAGGCAAATTGGAAAATATTGATATAACTGATAAAGTTTTATATATTAATATTGTATCTCCAATGATATTCAAATATAATCCTGGATATAAGATTGATGAACATTACGGTACAAGAACAACTGGATGGATACCACTAACAAAACCAGATAGACCTAGATTGGATTAATAAATAATAAATTAGAAGACCCTAATTAAAGGGTCTTCTAATTTTTAATCTTGATAATCACTCATATCTACAGTTTCTGTATTTTTCATATCACTATTACAAATTATACACTGATTTCCTGAAATTAATATTTTAATTAATTCACTTGCAACTGTTAGTACCATAATATCAGTTTCAGCACTTGTAATAATATTTGAATCCCATGATAAAGTTTCTAAATTAAATGAGATATTTTTATCACGACTAATTTCAAATATATCTCGATATGAAACTTTTCTAAGTTTATTAATATCTTTCAATATATTATCATTTTCATCTGATAAAAATTTATCCATTATTTGCATTAATGTATTTCCTTCAGGTCCAATTAGAACTTTTTCAAACACTTTGGAAACAGCATAACCAATAATTTCAAAAATCTTTAATCTTAATTCATCATGTTTAATTAATATTTTATCTTTAGGAATATTCGTGTACTCAGCTTTTTGTTCATCAGTTAATACATCAAAATTTTTTGGAATTTTAATTTTATCTTTATACCGTTTTTCTTTAATATCATCAACTATTCTTGCAATTGTTAATTGTGATCCTGGAACAATTCCATATTTAAATGATGATTCTAAGCACTTGATCACATCCTCAACTGAATCTTCCAAAACTTGACGTTGAAGTTCAGAATTTGCTCCTACATAATAAATATAATTATTCATGTTTAATTGGTTAATTCTATTCTGAGCATCGTAAACTTTTTCTGAATAATTCTGTCTTTCATATTCAGTAGTTTTAATAATATTTTCTAAATTTAGTTTAGCAATATTTTTAGTATCTTCTAATCTTTCACTATTAAGAATACTAGGTTTAAAAATAGAACCATTCATACATGATAAATTAGCTGATTTACATTGTCCAATAATACCATATAAATCATATGTTTCATCTTGTAAAGATGAATCAAATATTGATTCAATACCAACTTTATCTTCCATAATTCTATCATTTAATATAGTAAATAAATCATTATTAATAATTTTACAATCGAGAATTACTGATAAATCATTTAGTTGATAGTCTTTTAGTTTGGAATTATTATACTGGAGAAGATATAAATTAATGTAATTTAAGTACTTCTTTTCTTTAATGATATATTGTTTAAGTATAGTTTCACAAAGTTGGTTTTCATATTTTGATGCTAATATAATTAATCGTTTATTGGATGAAATACAGATATCATTAAATGGAACAATAATATTTTCAAATATGTCAACATCAATAGTTCTATCAAATATTAATACATAAGCAGATGGTACTTCTACTGAAAGATCATCAGAATTTGTATATGATGTATCAATTAAATTTGCATTAATATCATAACCATCAATCTTTTTAGAAAATGATTTATTTGAAGGAGAACGTTTCTTTTTAATTGAAGGCAAATTGCTGTCTGAATAGATTGATGAAATTTCTTTACTTATTTCTTCATTTCCATTACTAGTTACATATGCAATATTATAAATCTTTTCACTATCTTTTGATGTTAAAGGTTTAGCACGCAATTTAATTTCTTCAATAAGTTCTTGTATACATTCATCCCATGCTCTTGTGAAATCTCTTGGTAAATAATATAATTCACTGATAGAATTTTTCTGTTCTTTATAACGATTAAATAGTTCTGTAGTAAATGCAATTGCAGTTGTTGTACCATCTCCAACAGAATTATTCATTACAGTACAGGGTCTTAAAATAAGATTATAAATTAATCGTTTATACTGATTAGTGAACCAATAATTCTTTAATATTGAATATCCATCTTTGGTTGCTTCTGTAATATTTCCATCTAAAATTGTTGCGGAAGAACCAAGTGGACCTAATGATTTACATAAGTTATACGATATCACATTGAATACCTCTTGTACCAAATTTTCAAATTCTTCTTTTGGTACAATGTTACAATGATTAGCTTGTGAATATGAAAGTAGACCCATGATAAAATTCACATACCTTTCCGTTTAAATTATATGAGAAATTATTACAATTAGTAAAGAAAACATTTATTTATTATTATATATAAAGGATGTGTAGATACTATGACTAATACTATTAAATTTACTCCAGGTCCTTGGAAAATACATCCAATATCAACAGATATGGGAGAATTTATTATTGGGAAATCATTACATGATGATAGACCATGTGAAGTTGTTTGTACAGGAATTTTAAATCCATATGATTCACAATTAATAGCAGTAGCTCCAAATATGCATGCTATGTTAAAATATATATCAGGATTGATAGAAACTGATCCTGAAGAAATAGTTACATTAAAAGAACCTATAGCTTCAATTTTAAGATATATTGATAGAGAAAGGAATGTTGATGTGAATGACCAATGATGAGAAAACATATGATTTATTGTTTGGAAATATACCAAATAATGATGAAGAAAGACTAGAATACATATTAGGTAAAAAAGTTGGTAATACAAAATTTAAACAAGAATTAGATAAAATAATTAATAAATTTAGAAGAATAAAAAAGCATAAGATAGAATTTACTTGGTATAAAGTATTAAAACCGAGTGCAAGACCAAGAGCTAATATGAGATCAGGCTATGTTCATATGTATGTACCAAGAGCAGCTGAAAATGGTAAACAATTTGAAGAATTTTATAAAGATAGTAATTTACCAAAAATTGATACTCCGTGTGAATTGAATTTAAAAATATATCAAAAGACTCCATCTTCATTTAGTGTAAAAAATAAAGTATTAGCAGAACTTGGATTTTTAAGACCCTGGGGTAGAACAGGTGATTTTGATAATTATGCAAAAAGTGTTTCAGACTCAATGCAACATGGTATGCTAACAGATGATTGTCTCATAATATCATCAAAGATAGAAAAATTTTATTCTATAAAACCTCGTGTTTATGTTGAAATAATTTATTATGACAAATTTCCAGAATATTGATAGGAGATGAAAGTTTAAAAATGTTTGGTAGTTCTACAGAGCAATTATTAAATGGAATTAATGATGTGAAGGATCAAGCACTTGATGCAATGGTAGCTTTAGCATCAGGAACAGGATATCAATTAACTCACAAATCTGGACATGCTGGATGTGGGAGTGGAACTTGCATATCATCAGAAATTCCAGTTCCTTATGGTTCAGCATCTTCAGAAACAGAAGGAGCATTGAATGGAATTAGTGATAATATTTCTAAAATGAAATCATTTGGAGATAATTTATACGTAGATCCAAAGCAATACAATAATAGTTATGGCTCACCATTTTCAGAAATTGAACAAATGAAGAAAGCTGTACAAGCAGCTGTATCATATAATTCATCACATGCACCATTTAATTTCGTTGGCGAGAAAGCTGCTATGTTATCATTGTTGGCAATGGTTATTGGAATGGCTAGTGATTGCAAGCAATCGTTAACAACATTTCAAGATTCAGCACAACGAGCATTTGATGAGGAAAGTGACCAACCATCGATACAATGGGTTAAGGATAGTACAGGAAAGAAGACTGCAGGGATGAATAAACCAGTTTCTAAAAAAGCTGAAGCTTTAGAAAATTTAGGAATTGATAGTATTGATTTAAAATCATTAGGCGGATTAGGATTTAATTTAGGAGTGTGAAAATACGAATGGCATGTTTCAATATAGGAGACAAAGTAATAGGTGTAATTGGATCTCATAAAGATGATATTGGTGAAATAGTTGGATATGGAGGATATAAATTCCAGGAACAAAATTACATGGTACAATTTCACAATAGAAATGAACCTTATGAATGTACTGGATCAAGTTTAGATCCTCTTGATTATGTTAAATCAAAGATGAATAAAAATAATTAAATATTATATTGGATGGAATCATTATGATTCCATCCAATATAATTTATATTGTTTGATTAATATAATTTTGTATAGATGATATTGATAAGTTTGTATCATATTTCTTTTCTATAAACATATGAATTTTATCAATTGGAGACAACGATTTATCAAGAATAAATTCATATTCTGAATTTTTAATATTATTAATTATTTCAGATTCTTCTGTTGTTATTTCTTTAATAGATAAAGAAAATATATTTTCTTTAAGTAAAAGAGTTCTAATTGTATCATTAAATAAAGTATTATTTGAATCTGGATGAAATACCAATTTAATTTTACCAATAATTTCATTATTGAATAATTTGATATTATTAATTTTTATTTTTAATAATTCTTTTATCAATAGTCTTTTATCATTATAAACTTTACTATTTTCATTAAAATCATAAGTCTTGTAAATATAAGCTTGCTCATTTTCTATAAACTTAAATTCATCATTTTCAATGATACCATAGCCTTTATTAATTTCTTCTCCAAATTTCCATCTGAATAGTGAACCAACATAAACTACATTATCCATTTCTTTATGTAGATGATAATGACCAAATACACACAATTTACAAATATCTGTAAAATCATTTACTGTAAATAATGGAGAATGTTTTTCATTTACATTTCTGGAATGAATGTTAATATCAAATGGTAAAATATCTGAAATATTTCCATGTCCAAATATATAATCATATTTATTATTGGAATATAGATAATCTTTATAGTATTCTTCTTTATTAAAAATATATTCCTCTGGAACATACAAAATATGATGATTATCGATAATTTCATCACTAACATTTCTAATTACTTTAAAATCTATATATGGTGAAAGAATATATTCATTGAATAATTGATATTGATTCATATCATGACTATGTGTTCCATAAACAATTCTAATTTTTGTATTTGTTAATTTACACATATTGACAATATAAATCATTGTGTTAATTGCTAAAGCTGTATATTCTTCATCAGCTCGAAGTGCTCTATCAAAATAATCTCCTAAAATTACAACTAAATTTGTTTTATTAAATTTTAATTCTTTATCAATAATATTCGTAATTGTATTATATGTATAATTGGTATCTTTAATAGCACCTATGTGAATATCAGCCAATAATAAAATTCTCATTATTAAATCCTCCCTAAAAGATATCTTGTTTTATAATAATATATTATTATTTTATAATCAATCAAAAAGGGGATTTTTATAAAAAATGTATTATAATTTAGCTTATAAAAAGATAGATAATAATGTTATAATATTTCCAACATCAAATGATATGTATCATCACACAATTGCATTTTGTAAATCATTCTATGATAAAATTTCACGCACAGATGAAAGAAAATTATTATTGATTGATTTAAAAAGTAATACTGATATAATTAAAGAAAATTTAACATATCATTTTATTCTTGAAAAGAATGCTCGATATATTCTAAATCATCAATTTGATGTTTTATATATAATTGAACAATTCTTTCTTGAACATAAAAGAAGGTTTAATAATAATCGTCTAAATGTTGTATTTCATTTACCAAAATTATTATTAGCTGATTTTAAAGATGATTATCAATATCTTAATAGATTTAAACATCATTACACAAATAATATCAATCCATTCATTGATGAAATATTTGCAAATGTAAATATTAAGATAAATATAATAGGAGAAGATCATTTGATAATTGGAAATAAAAATAATAAATATAGATATTACATTGATTTTTCAAATGGTAATATTTTAATTAATTATTTTAATACAGAGAAGGAGAATTAGTTATGAAAAAATTAGTCTATGAGCAAATCGATAAGAACATAATAATTTATGCAAAGAATCCTGTCAGAGTTAATGACTTAATTATCACCCCCAGAATATTATCATATCAAATAATACACCCAGATGAATTTAGTATACTTAAACATGATTCCGTGATCCAAGTTATTGTTGCACCAACGATACATGAATTATTAGATTTGAAATTAAAAGAAATTTTAAAATCATTGCTTGATTGGGGAGAAAAATTTAATTTTGGAAAAATAAAAATTTTCTTTAGAATTCCAAAAAATCATCCATTATTAATGGAACAAATTACAGTTGTAAAAACTCTAATTGATGAGTTGAATGATTTCATGAAGGATGAGTTTGCATCAAGAAAAATGCATTATCAAATTCGACTATTCTTAGAAAATGAAATAACATTTGGAAAAGATTCAAACAGTACAAAACTTACATGTAGTTTTAAAAATGGTACATTTGAAATTATTAAACATGTCGCTGATAAATATCATCGATTTCGTTATGATAATAATCAAATAAAGAATTATGTTAAAGATGATACTAATTTATTACTATATCTAAAATCGAATACTCCAAAAGCTATATTAAATACTTTTAAAAGTGATAAAGAATTATTAGATTTCTTTAAAAAAGAATATTTACAAATAAATGATAAAAAATCAATTAAGTTAAATCCAATCAATCTTACAACAGATGAAAAGGATATTAATAAATTAAAGGAAAATATTACCAAAACAATTAAAGAAATTTTTGGTGTTGATGAGGAGCATGTTCATGTTGAGAATAATTAAAGATATATTTTCTCCAGTATTAAGTGATCGAATAATAAAAAAATATATGAAAAAGAAATTGTTAATTGAATCTCCCATAGAGGAGATTCAATTTCAACCCAATTCTGTAGATTTGACATTATCCGATAAAGTTAAAGTTTTAAATCATGATTATTATCATAATTATTCAAAATATGATGATCGGATTATAAATAGACTTGATAATTATATTGATATAAGATTTCCAATTAAATATATCGACAAAACATTTGATACTTGTATAACATCTTCTGGAAAAGAATTAAAATGTTATGTATTAAATCCAGGAGATTTTGCACTAATGTCAACAAAGGAAAAATTAAATATTCCTAATGGACTAATTGCATTTGTACAAGGTAGATCATCAATTGCTCGTTTGGGTATTCAAGTTGAACAGGCTGGTTTGATTGATAGTGGATTTACTGGTGCAATAACATGTGAAGTATTTAATGAAACTCATGAAAGAATCATGCTATTTGAAAATATGAGAATAGCTCAAGTATATTTCTTCAAATCACAATATGCTGATAAATTATATGGTATCTTCGGTAGCAAATATCAAAATCAATCAGGACCAACAGAATCAAGAATTAATAATGATTTTAAATAATAAATATTGAGGTATTAAAAATGAAAGATATGAATTATAATGAAAAGTTTACAACTGATAAAGTTCATGAAGTATCTATGGTATTTAAAACATGTTCAAATAATCGTGCAATTTGGATAGGAACAACACAACAAACTTATTTATCAAACATAGATAATTTTCTAATTAATCAAAATCTTTCGAAATTAATTTCATTACATAAATCATATAAATTCAATGATAATCAAGAAACAAAAATTCAAATTCATTGTAAGCAAAGTAATGGATATAAGATTCTATATAGTGGAAATATTAATGAAATACCTACAATGTATGAGTCATTAAAAATTCTTCCATGGAATGAAGAAATTGCATTACATTTAAGACCAATGACATTATACATTTATGTGAAATATGATCAATCTAAAATTGATCATGCAAAGGATATGTTGGATAAAGCTGATTATGAAGAACAAGAAGAAGATAGTTTATTCAGATTATTTACAAGGAGAAAATATAAATAATGTGTAATTTTAATAAAAATAATATAGATCCAAAAATTCCACTAGATCTTTATGGACCTAACGAATCACCAATATCAACTGCTTCTGATAGTTGGTTGAATCCTGTTAAAAATATTTTCAAAAGATCTAGAAAAGAATTTATTACCCGTGATCAATTTAATGAAATGATTGGTGCTAAAGTTATTGAATAAATAAATAAAGTTATTTAGGTGGAAGATATTTCCACCTAAATAATTATTAAACATTATTTTTTAATGATATATTCTTAAGATAAATAATAATATTAAGGTGTTTTAAAAATGGCTTATAATAAGATTCAATTAAAATTAAAATGTGAATGGTGTGGGAAAGATTTTGAAATATTAAAAAGTGTTAATCATCGTAGAAAGAAAAATAACACACCCGATCTTTGTGAAGATTGTATAAAAATTCATAGAAATAAAATAATCAGTGAGAAACAAAGTAAAATTTGGAATAATAAAACTGAAGAAGAATTGAAACAAATATCAGATTTACATAGAGATATTTGGTATAACCAATCAGATGATGTTAAAGATAAAATTTTAAACTTAGCTAAAGATGGTTATCAAAATTATTTAAACAATATGACTGATGAGCAGAAGAAAAATATTTCCAAAATGCATAGGAAAGATACATTAGATTATTATGCAACAAGAACTGAAGAGCAAAAAATAAAACACAATGAAAATCTTTCCAAAGCTAAAGAAGAAGAATGGAAAAATATGAATGATGATGAAAAAAATAAACGTTTGTATGCACTTCATATTGGGGGAGAAAATTATAGACGAAATATGACTGAAGAAGAAAAGAAAATTCAGAATAAGTTAATGATTAATGGTAGAAATGAATGGTTGAAAAATTTAACCGATGAGGAAAGAATTTATTATATCACAAAATTATCATTATCTCTACAAGAATCATGGGATCTGATGACTCCTGAAGAAAGAGAAGAACGTTCTGAATTAATTAAACAGGGTATGAAAAATATGTCGGATGAAGCTAAAGAACAAATGCATGAGAATCAAAAAATAGCTGCTATCAAAAGATATAAGGATCCGGAAGAACATGAAAAAATTAGTAGAGCTATTAGACTGGGTAAAGCTAATATGTCACCAGAAAATAGAAAACAAATGATACAAAATTCATTTAGAAATAAAGATTGGTATAATCAACTACATCGGAAATTTGAAATATATTTCAAAGAATCAGAATTATCTAAACATTTCTACTATGATAGTGAAATTTATGTAAATAATAATTCTATTGGACATTTATGGGATTATGGAATATATAACAAATATGGAGAATTAGAATTATTATTAGATTTAGATGGTGTATTTTATCATGCAGATGATAAGTATGATTATAATGGAATACAATCACATGAAGAATATGATGAAATAAGATATTTATCAATTCCAAATAATATTAAATCATGTATTATATATGAATTAAAATTTGATGAATCGTTTGAATATCTAATCAATATTTTAAAATTATCATATGATGAATTTATAAAAAATAAACATGAATATTTTAAGAATATTAAATTTCCATATCCTCAATATAATGATAAAGAATTAAAATATTCATATGAGCAATTATGTAAATTAGATAATGATGATACAAATCATAAAAATAAAATATTCTTAAATGTAAAATTAGGTAATCACTTAATTTACCATTTTCATCCTAGTATATTTAAAGATCATTATAATGATAAATTATCTCCATATGATATATGGAATGATAATAAATCTTTAATGAATTTAATGATAATAAATCTTTAATGAATTTAATTAAATCTAATGCATTATTACATAATCATTTAAATATGAATAAAATATATCAATCATTTAATATGAATTATGCTATAAGATTTATAAATGCAAGCAGATCTAAATTAATAATAAATAAATATTTAAATGATTATGATTTAATATTTAATCCATATGATAAATATTCAGGTATAATGTTAGGATCATTATCATTAAATAAACAATATATCGGATTAAATGAAAATATCGATATATTAAATGAATCATATAACATGATACATTTTCTACAGAAATATTTTAAAATTCCACAGGTGAATATATACAATAAAAATATATTATCACATACTGGAAGTTATCCATGTTTGTTTACATCATTATCACTACATGATGATTCAGATAAATTCATAAATGAATGTTTATTAAGATTTGATTGTAATAAATATGTATTCGTTATAAATGATACACACAAATACAAAAATAATGTGGTAGAAAAAATTTATAATAGAAATTATTATGATGAATATATCATATTAATTAATAAATAGGGAGGAAATCTTCAATCATGTTAGAATATTTAAACAAATTACCATCAGCTTATAGAGATAATGTTAATATAGGTTTACTCTATAAAAAATATGATCGTCCATTAGCAGAATATTTGTTTGAAGCATTTAAGTCAATGGAAATATTACCAAATATAAAAATTTTACGATATGAATGGGATCAACGTGAAGATGCATATGATCCAAATGATCATATTGTTAGAAGAAATACATTAAAGAATAAATTAGTAAAGAGTATGAGTGAAACTAGATGCGGTATATTTACATTATTTGCTGAAGTTGGTGGGATTGATAAGGATGGCAAATACAAATATCAATATATTGCAAAACCTATCATTGTGCCCATTGAAGATGAAAATGGATATTTAATGATTAAGAATAAACGCTGCTATTTAATATATCAGCTAGTTGATAAACTTTGTTATCCTTCATTTTCTGCAGTAACAGTAAAATCATTGATGCCAATATGTGTTAAAACATCCAAAGATAATTTTACTGATACAAATGGAAATGAACATGTAATTTCCACATATACAATTCAAATCTTTAAAGATGCAATAAATGTATTATTAATATATTCACATATGGGAATTACTCAAACTCTAAATTTCTTAGAAGTTGATAGATTTATTAGAGTTGAAGAAAGATCAGCTGAGTATTTAGATGAAGAAGAATACATTAGATTCAATTGTAATAAAGATAATGATATTTGCATTGCTGTATTAAAGAAAGCATTTGAAAAAGATATTTATGTAAGATCTATTGTTGGATGCTTAATTAATTTATTCAATGAAACAAAAGTTCCATATAAAGATATTGATAATGTTGATGAATGGTTACTGATAGTTGGAAAAAAGAATACTGTAAGTAAGGGTAGATATCAACATATATTCTTTAATCGTTTATTGGATGATGTAACAAAAAATGAATTGAAAATAAATGCTTATGATAAGCAGAATATTTATTATTTATTACGATGGATATTACAAAATTACTTAGATTTATGGAGTAAAGATAATCTAAGTATGATCAATAAACGTATTCGTAGAAACGAATATGTTGGATCTTTTATTACTAAGGAAATTAGTTCTAGAATCAATAGAATAATTTCATTAGGTAACAGAGCTACATTAAAGGACAACTTAAACATGTTCAAATTCTCTAAATAAAATCTTTGGAGTTCTTTTCATAATTGCTGGAAGTTCCTTAAGCTCAAATAACCGCGATTATATAGTAATGTATAATGTCAGCAAATATCGTAATGGATATTGGATGGTAATATCATTTGAGATTGGATAATCAGCAGCTAAGAATAATTTATAAATGCTATCAAATATTTACTATACACATATTAATAGAAAAGAGGTGAAATTATATTATGGATAGATCTGCTACTAAAAATACATATAAATGCATAAATTGTGGTAAAGAATTTACCACTAACATTATTTATCCACATGGCTTTCTTTGTTGTGATTGTAGAAAATTTACAAAGATAACAGTAAAATGTTCTATGTGTGGTAAAGATATTCAACTACATTGGAATTCTTATCGTAGAAATTTTAATGGTCCATTTAGATGTCAAGATTGTTTCAATGATTATCAGAAAAATAATAAAATTGAATATTATAAAAATGAAACTGAAGAAGAAAAACAGAAACGAATTGAAAGTCATATTGATGGATGGAACAATATTTCAGAAGAATTAAAACAATCAATAGCAAAGAAAAAATCTATTGTAATGAAAAACAAACTTAAAGATTTATCACATAATGAAAGATATGCTAAAATATCTAAAGCTATTGATAAAGTTAAAGAGAAATGGGATAATATTCCAAGATCTGAACATAACAATTATATGGATCATATTCATAATGGTTATGATAAATGGCGTTCAAATTTATTAAATAATAATATTGCTTATAATGAATACTGTAACAATTTATCATTAGGACAAATAACAAGATATAAAAATCCTAATGAACGATTAAAGACATCTATGATCATGAGATCGATAGCATCCAAAATAACATATGAAGAATTTCTCAATCAAATATATAAAAAAGTTATTAAATGGAATAATGATAGTTCTAAACATATTCATACAGAAACTGATACTGAAGAAATGTTTAAAAATATATTAGATATATTAAATATTAAATATACTTTACAATATTTCAATACTATTCGAAATCAATCATTTAAAGAATTATTTCCATATAATCCGTATTATAAAACTGAATTTATTTCCCCATATCATCGTTGGGATTTCTTGATACATATTAAACCATTTGATATTTTTATTGATATTGATGGAAATATTCATGATTTAAATACTCATCATGGAATGGTTACAAATAAAATTGGAAATAAATTTAATTTAAATGATTATATTCAATTTAATGACTTGCAAAGAAAATATCAAACTGATAATCTTCATGGATATGTTATTGAATGTTACAATAATAAATTATCAAATGATACAATTGTAACTGATATTATTACAGGTAAAAAATTACCATTAAATCAATTTTTAAATCTGATAGCAAAATTTAAATTATAAATTATTCGTGTTCAACGACTATCTCATTTATGAGAGTACAATCATAAGTTAATGATGATTGGAAACGAAAAGCGTTATAATATTTTTAATATTGTAATGAAGATATAGTCTCATCTTTATAGAAATATAAAGCAGAGTTAAAAGCTCGGTATAAGTGTTACGAACTTATATGAAGATAAATGGCAGATTTGTTTATGACAACTTTATATTCGTCAGGTGTATTAAGATATGCTGAAAATAATAATGACATGGATATGAAAAGTAAAATCCTATTCACCAAGAAAGGCCCTAACTCACTCGGGGTCAATGATTCCAGAAGAATTCCTACAAGACAAAGAATACTACATCCAAGTATGTTGGGATATGTTGATATATCAGATTCTAGCAGTAGTGATCCTGGACAAGGTGGAAGTCTTAGTCCATATTGTGATTTAAAATCAATGTATTTTGATGATTCATTATATGAAAATAAAAAACACTATGAATTAGCAAAATTATTAGACGAATTTCCATATGAATGGGATGGAGAAGAATTTCATATTCAATGTGAAAATGATATTCAATATAATGAAGTATTGGATAAATTATTTGAATATGGAAAAGATAAAATAAAAATGTATGGAGTATCTTCAAATCCATTTGAAATAATTGTGGATGAAGATCCACGAGATAAGTATAGAAAGTTTGATGAAGAAAAATTTCTAATGAAAGAAGAGAATTAACATGAGTAAAAACAATAAGAAGAAAAATAATAATAATCATAATAACAATCATAATCATAAAAATAACGATATCCCGACTAGTTTGGGAAATCCTAACAGATTGGATCGAGTTAGATATACAATATTTTATCTTCCCGATAAATTATTATTTAAATTAGAAATACCTAGAGGACTTAGTCCAGAAAAAAGATTCATCTTTGATTATAAAAATTATTTGGATACACAAATCTTTATTGATATTAGATTAATGATATTAAATAAAGAAAAAATTGAATTAAATCCTGTACTAATAGAATCTGAAAAGAAAATTAAAGAAGATTTTAGAAAACGAAGTACAACATTTAATATGATAACATTTGCACGATTTTTAAATGAAATTGATATGTTATCTATAGAATTACGCTCACCTGAATTATTTACATATGATGATAATGATAAATTAATATTAAATGGAAATAATTGGAAAAAATACATTCATGATGTTAAATCATCATTTGATAGAATTATAATGGCTCCTCATGTTGTTGAAAATAAAGATAAGATTCCATGTGAAGGAGTAAAAATAACATTAATAGATGATTTGAATAAACATCATAATGTAGAATTAACATATGATGAATTTTATGCTTTAAATTGGACTTTAAAGAATACTGACATAAATACTATGGCTCTAAATATATATTTGAGAATGTATTTTAGACCAGTAAAAACAGATAATTTTAATAGGAGATAAAATAAATGATAATTGGAATTGTTCCATCATTAAACAAAACATTTGAAGTTGATGGCAAAATATGTGATAATATGATTGAAGAAAAATTATATTATGATAATGATCATCGACTTTTTATGTATTCGACAAAATATAATCGAAGTTGTCCAGATAATGGATTCTTTCCAATTTTCAATGGAAAGAATTTTCTAATAGATAAACATAGTATTATTAAATATTATCCTGACGATATGATAAATATATCTATGGATAATATGTCGAATAATCTAACAGATGAAAAAGCCAGAGAAATTATTTATAAAAGAAAAGTTTCTGAGATGAATCAACTACTAAAACCTGAAATTTATGAGACAGATAATTTATTTACTCAATGTATTAAAAGTATTATCTGTGAAATGAATATAAATATGATTGATCTGTATAATATGAATGATATCGTAGGTGAAAATATTATTGAACAATGTTATGATTCATTAATTAAAATTGCATTTATGAGAAATCATAGGTGGCGTATTTGGATAAATGATATATTAAAATTACATTATATTATAAAAATTTATAAAAATAATGAAAATATTTTAGAATATAAATATCCTGATATTACATTGAATCATAAAGATTTATTTAAATTAATAATTCAAACTTTATTAAAAGATTTAAACATAAATAAAAATGATTTACATTGTACAGAATTGGATGATTATACAATCAATAATATGTTTTCAGCTTTACGTGGAAAACAATTAAGCGCACAAATATTTAGTAGATTCATGTTA